GATAATGATACAATGCATAATGTATTAAAAAATTATCCAGATGTTAAATTTATTACAATTGACGTTGCAAATGGATATCATGAACACTTTGTAGACTTTGTAAAACAAACAAGAGATGAATATCCTGACAAAACTATAATTGCAGGTAACGTTGTCACAGCAGAAATGACAGAACAATTAATTTTAAGTGGTGCTGATATTGTAAAAGTTGGTATTGGTCCAGGATCAGTATGTACAACAAGAATAATGACAGGTGTAGGAGTTCCGCAATTTTCAGCAGTAATGGAATGTTCAGATGCCGCAAACGGTGTTGGTGGACATATTATGGCTGATGGTGGTTGTACAGAACCAGGAGATGTTGCAAAAGCATTTGGAGGCGGTGCTCATTTTGTTATGTTAGGTGGTATGTTAGCAGGACACAATGAATCAGAATTACCAATTGTAGATGGACAAAGAGAATTTTATGGAAGTAGTTCAGACCGTGCGAGAGAAAAACACGGAAAATCAAAAGCTGGTTATAGAGGCAACGAAGGCAGAGCAATTACAATACCAGATAGAGGACCAGTAAAAAATACAATAGAAGACTTGTTAGGTGGTGTGCGAAGCACTTGCACATACATTGGTGCAACAAGATTAAAAGATGTACCAAAATGTTCACACTTCGTTCGTGTAAACAATGTAGTCAACAAAGTGTATGAAAGTTATGAGAATCATTAAATAATAATATGGCAGAGATAGATAATTTAGTAGAACAATTAGGAAAATTAACAGTAGTTGAAGCAGGAGAACTTGCTAAAAAATTAGAAAAAGCCTGGGGACTTAATTATGAAGAAATATTAGGTGCAGGTGGAAGTGGAGTTCCTGCGGCAGGTCAAGAAGAAGTTAAAGATACTGCAACAGTTATTCTTACAGGTTTTGATGCAGATAAGAAAATTGCAGTACTTAAAAAAGTACGTGAATATATTGAAATGGGTTTATTAGAAGCTAAAAACTTTGTAGAAAGTTTACCTAAACCTGTTAAAGAAGATATTGACAAAGAAGATGCAGAAGCAGTTAAAAAGGCATTAGAAGAAGCAGGCGGTACAGTTCAATTAAAATGAACAATTTAAATAAGTGTCCAAAATGCGGACACGATTTAACTGAGGCAGAAGAACTAGAAAAGAAAATAAAAGGCACTTGGACTATAAAAGAAATTATTGAAGCGATGAATCGAATTCTTGACAAAGCTCAATAAACTTGTTATAGTATAGAAAGGTATAGTTGGCCAAAAACAACGATTGGTAATATGTCAGCCAAAAGTGACATTAGGAGAATAAATGAGTTACATAAATGGTTATTTCGATAGAAGTCAAGATATCATAAGAGTGGTAGAACGAGATAACGGAAAAAGAATTTTCAGAGAATATCCAGTCAAATATACATTTTATTACGAAGACTCTAGAGGTAAACATAAAAGCGTCGACGGTAAGACGTTATCTAGAATCGTATGTAAAAACACAAAAGATTTCCATAAAGAACTTGCAATCAATAGAAACAAAAATTTATACGAATCAGACATTAATCCTATTTTTCAATGTTTAAGTGAAAATTATATTAATGCTGATGCACCAAAATTAAAAATTGCATTCTTTGATATAGAAGCAGACTTTGATCCTGAAAAAGGTTTTGCTTTACCTAGTGATCCTTTTATGCCAGTAACTGCAATTAGTGTACATTTAAATTGGCTAGATAGTCTTGTTACCTTTGCTCTAAAACCTAAAAATATGTCAATAGAAAGAGCAAAAGAATCTGTTAAGGATTTTGAAAATGTAACAATTTACGAACATGAATCTCAATTACTAACTGCATTTTTAGATATTATAGAAGATGTAGATGTATTAAGTGGTTGGAATAGTGAAGGGTATGATCTTCCATATTTAATTAATAGAATATCTAAAATAATGAGCAAAGACGACACTAGACGTTTTTGTTTATGGAAACAATTACCTAAGAAAAGAGAATTTGATAGATTTGGAAGAACACAAGAAACATATGATTTAATCGGCCGAGTACATTTAGATAGTTTAGAACTTTATAGAAAATACACATATGAAGAACGACATTCATATAGATTAGATGCAATAGGTGAATGGGAAATAGGTGAAAAGAAAACTGTATATGAAGGATCTTTAGATCAATTGTATAATGAAGACTTTGCAAAATTTATTGAGTATAATAGACAAGACGTTTCTTTACTTAATAAGTTAGATAAAAAACTTAGATTAATATCTTTAACAAATGAATTAGCACATCAAAATACTGTATTACTACAAACAACACTAGGAGCAGTTGCAGTAACAGAACAAGCTATTATTAACGAAGCACACAAAAGAGGAGTACAAGTACCTAATAGAATTAAACGTGAACCTCATTCTACTGAATCGGCGGCAGGTGCTTATGTGGCATTTCCTAAAAAAGGATTACATAATTGGATAGGTGCAATGGATATTAAATCACTATATCCATCTGTTATTAGAGCATTGAATATGGCTCCTGAATGTATTGTCGGTCAATTAAAACCTGAATCTACTGATGCTTTTATAGACGAACAAATGTCATTACAAAAAAAATCATTCGCATCAGCATGGGAAGGTCAGTTTGGATCTTTAGAATATGAAGCAGTGATGTCTCAACGAAAAGATTTTAATATTACTGTAGACTGGGAAGACGGCAAAAGCGAAACAATGAGTGGAGCACAAATTTATAAATTGATATTTGATAGTAATGCTTCTTTAATGTTAAGTGCCAATGGTACAATTTTTACTAGTGATTTTACAGGCGTTATACCAGGTCTATTAAAAAAATGGTATGCTGAAAGACAACATTTACAAGAAATGAAACAAAAAGCCGTAGATGCTAATAACGAAGCAGAAACAGTATTTTGGGATAGAAGACAATTAGTGAAAAAAATTAACTTGAATAGTTTATATGGTGCAATACTAAATCCAGGTTGTAGATTTTTTGATAAAAGAATAGGACAATCTACAACATTATCAGGTAGACAAATTACTAAACATATGGCGGCTAAAATTAATGAAGTAACAACAGGAGCATATGACCATTTAGGAAAAGCAATAATATATGGAGATACTGATTCAGCTTATTTTTCTGCACATCCTATATTAAAAAAAGAAATAGAAACAGGTAAAATACCTTGGAATAAAGAAAGTGTTATAAAATTATATGATAAAGTTGCAGAAGAAGTCAATACTAGTTTTAAAGACTTTATGTTAGAAGCATTTCATTGTCCTAAAAATAGAGGGGACGTTATTGAAGCAGGTAAAGAATCTGTTGCAGAAACAGGACTTTTTATTACTAAAAAAAGATATGCAGTATTAAATTATGAAGTAGAAGGCACTAGATTAGATCATGACAATCCAGGCAAAGTAAAAGCAATGGGATTAGATTTAAAAAGATCAGATACTCCTGTGTTTGTCCAAGACTTTTTAAGTGAATTATTATTAATGGTATTAACTAAAAAAACAGAAAAAGAAGTTTTAGAAAGAATTACTGAATTTAGAATTAGTTTTAAACAACGTCCAGGTTGGGAAAAAGGATCTCCTAAAAGAGTTAACAATCTTGTAGAATATGTAAGAAAAGAAAATAGACAAGGAAAAGCTAATATGCCAGGCCACGTTAGAGCAAGTATGAACTGGAACAATCTTAAAAGAATGCATGGAGATAAACATTCCATGGAAATAGTAGATGGTATGAAAGTTATTGTATGTAAACTCAAAAAGAATCCTTTAGAATATACATCTGTTGCATATCCAACTGACCAACTACGTATTCCAAAATGGTTTAAAGAATTACCTTTTGATGGTGATGCAATGGAATCAACTTTAATTGACAATAAATTAGGAAACTTATTAGGAGAACTGAATTGGGATATTCAATCTACACTACAAGATAATACATTTAGTTCTATGTTTGAATTTGAATAATATGGCTACACACGGAATGATAGATTTGGAAACGTTAAACACTACACCTGATGCTACGATTCTTACAGTAGGTGGAGTTAAGTTTAATCCTTATAATACTCAAACACCTCATACTGATTTATATCTAAAAGTAGATGTAGATGAACAAACAAAATTAGGAAGAACTGTAAATGATCAAACATTAGAATGGTGGGCACAACAAGATAAAGAAGTTAAAGAAGAAGCATTTACAGAAGAAGGAAGAATTAATTTAGAAGAGTTTACAAAAACTCTTAATAAATGGTGTGTAGGATTAGATGAACTTTGGTGCCAAGGTCCATTATTTGACTATGCAATATTACAAAATTTATATGCACAACTAGGAAAACCTGTGCCTTGGAACTATTGGCAAATTAGAGACTCTAGAACAGTACAAAATATGTTGCCAAAAGATATGAGGAAAGGACCTAGAACGGATGTTCACAATGCTTTGGCAGATTGCAAATATCAAGCTAGAGGCATTCAAAAGGCATATAGATATTTTGGAGTTCAAAGATAATGAAACATTTTAACTTGACTTCGAATAAAAACCTAAATATAATAAAGAAACGGAGAAATATATGAAAAGTATCTTACAAGACATTGTTGCTCATACGCATTCCTTGGGATTTTTAAGTTTAGTAAAAATCACAAATGAAGAGCAAACAAAAATAGAAAGTATGGCTGAAGATCGTTCAGTTATATTAAGTGCGAACACTAACGAAAAAGTAAATGAATTCGATGGTGTATTTGGTATGCCTAATTTAGATAAATTAGCACTTCATTTAAAATGTCCAGAGTATGATAAAAATGCAAAACTTAATGTTGTATCAGCTGTCAGAAATGGAAAAAAGGTTCCAACTAACATTCACTTTGAAAACGAAAAAGGTGATTTTCAAAATGATTATAGATTTATGAGTACTGAAATTATTAACGAGAAATTAAAATCTGTTAAATTTAAAGGTACATCTTGGGATATAGAGTTTGAACCAAGTGTAGCGTCTATACAAAGATTAAAATTACAAGCGGCGGCACACGTAGAAGAAACTGTATTCACAGTAAAAACTGAAGATAAAAATTTAGTATTTTACTTTGGTGATGCAAATTCACACGCAGGTAATTTTATATTCCAACACGATGCTGGAGAATTGAAAAAAGCATGGAGTTGGCCTATTCAACAAGTTATTAGTATATTAAGTCTTGATGGCAGAATGAGTATGAAAATTTCTGATCAAGGAGCAATGCAAATAACTGTAGATAGTGGTGTTGGTGAATACAATTACATTTTACCAGCTCAAACAAAATAAGGAGTAATACTTGAACACAGACTTAACAAAAGTTCAGAAGGATTGGGCAGTATTCTTGCCAGCGATGAGTAGTTTCTTCGCGAGAGATATAGGAAAGGCAAAACACGAAGATGATTATGTACTTCCTGAAAGAGTTCCTAAAAAGTTTGAACACGGAATTCAAGGTTTAAATTATTTAGAACCAAAGAATACGTATTTTAACTATAAGTGGAATTTATATTCCGCAGGTCACGCCGATTTGAATATGAAAAAGTTTAGTGTTAGAGATGATATTATTAGAAATAGAAATAGAGCTAATAATTGGTTATTAGGAGACTCTGGCGGTTTCCAAATAGGTAAAGGTGTGTGGGAAGGTGATTGGAAAGATCCTAATTGTCCTAAAGCTAAAAAGAAACGTGAACAAGTATTAACGTGGCTAGATGCTAATATGGATTATGGAATGATATTAGATATTCCAGCTTGGGTTTCAAGATCACCCGAAGGTGCTAAAGCTAGTAATATTAATAGCTATCAAGAAGCTGTAAATGGTACAAAAATAAACAATGATTATTTTATGAAAAATAGAAATGGTGATTGTAAGTTTTTAAATGTATTACAAGGTGAAAATTTCCAACAAGCAGATGATTGGTATGCACAAATGAAAGAATATTGTGATCCTAAAAAATATCCTAGTACACATTTTAATGGATGGTCATTTGGTGGTCAAAATATGTGTGATATACATCTTGCATTAAAAAGACTTGTAGCACTACGGTTTGATGGATTATTAGAAAAAGGTGTTCATGATGTAGTACACTTCTTAGGAACATCTAAATTAGAATGGGCAGTATTATTAACAGATATACAAAGAGCTATAAGAAAATATCACAATCCTAATTTTATGATTACGTTTGATTGTGCTTCTCCGTTTTTAGCTTGTGCCAATGGTCAAATTTATATTGATATCGAAATAAAAGATAGAAAAAAATGGGTATACAGAATGCAGGCAAGTGCAGATGATAAAAAATATAAACCAGATCCTAGAACATTTAAAGAAGGTGTATTACAAGAAAAAATATTTACTAATTTTAGAGATAGTCCAGTTAGCAAAAGATTAATGCTTGATGATGTATGTTGTTATTCTCCTGGAGAATTAAACAAAATGAAAAATGATCCTAAAACTAGTTGGGATTCATTTAGTTATACTTTACAAATGGCTCACAATGTTTGGATGCACATTACAGCAGTACAAGAAGCCAATGAAGCATATGATAAAGGAATATATCCAAGTATGTTATTACAAGAACAATTTGATAAAATTTCTTTTAGAGATATTATAGAGGCAATATTTGCAACTAGCAGTAGAGACGAAGCAAACGCAGTTATAGAAGAGTTTCAAAGATATTTTATGACAGTAATAGGAACAAGGGGGGCGACTGGCAAGAAAACGGTGAACGCGAGTACACAATTTGCTAATTTATTTGAGGAGGTATAATGGCGAATAAGAATAAAAAACTTAAGAAGCTAAAGTACGAGTTTGATTATTATCACAGAAAAGTCGAAGAAATGGAAAACGAAAGGGATGAAGATAGAAGTTGGGAAGGAAAAGCATTAATAAAAAAGTTTAAAAAAATTAAACTTGCAATAAAAACAGAAATAGAAAACTTTACAAAAAAATTTAATTAATATGAAAAGTTTAATAATAGGATTAGGATTTGGTCAATTATATAAACGTGTTCTAGAAAAAATGGGACACGAAGTAATTACTGTGGATATCAATTCAAAACATAATCCTATGTTTTTAGAATTAACAACAGCATTAGCAACTCATCCAGAATATGATACTGTTCATATTTGTACACCTAATAATACACATTATACTATTGCACAAAAAGTTGCACCGCATAGTAAAATGGTTTTTATTGAAAAACCTGGTGTACAAAATGCTCAACAATGGCAAATTTTAGTAAGTTCTAATAAAAATACAAAATTTATTATGACAAAAAATAATATGTGGAGAACTAAAATATGGTTAGATGGTATTAAAACAAAAGTAGACGATAATGATATAATTGATATAAACTGGCGTAATATAAACTTTATACCTAATCCTGGTAGTTGGTTTACAAACAAAGCTCTTGCGTATGGTGGAGTATCTCGAGATTTATTACCACACTTATTGAGTATTTTTATTGCAATAAATCCTAATACTTATAAAGATTTCAAACTTACAAAATTTCATAAAGAACAAAAAAATACTTTAAAAGAGTTAATAGAAGAAACATATGAAACAACAGGTGATAATAGAGCAGGAAATTATGGAACTATGAATCCTAATGGAGTATATGATGTAGACGATTTAGTAGAATTAGAATTTAACAATAATGAAAAAACATATAGACTTACAGCAGATTGGAAAGCAGGTAAAGGTTTTTCTGCATCAGGAAGAAAAGATGATGAACAAGAAGATGATATTGCAGTACATTTTAACAAATCAGGAGAAACTAAACAAGAAGACGAACAACATCCATTTCAAATAGGTATTTGTCCTGAAAGTGCATATGAACGAATGATTGCAGATTGTATAACTCATAAAGATGACAATGCATTTTGGCAAAAACAATTAGAATACGATTTATGGATACACGAAATAATAACAAATGATGACGAAACTATTATACACTGAAGGTAAAGGTTCATTTAACGAAGGAACTATAGATATTCCTGATATATCTAGTGAACAAATTAGAGTTAAAGCAAAATATACAGGAGTATGTAGAAGCGATATTGATATGATGCAAGGAAACTTTGGACCATTACCTTTAACTATGCAAGGTCATGAAGGATTAGGACAAGTAACAGAAAAAGGAAAAAATGTATATGATGTAGATATAGGAGACTTTGTAGCAACTAGAGGTGAACCTGCATACGCAGACTTTTATAATTGTGACATAGGAACTTATGTTAAAGTGCCTGAATGTGATCCTAAATATATTATAGAACCTGTTGCTTGTGGTATAAACATAATCAATTCTAGTAAGATGCCAATTGAAAGAAGAGGCAGAAAACAAGGAGCAAACTTATTAATTATGGGAAGTGGATTTTTAGCACAGGTTGTATATCATTATCTTTTAACTCTTATGCTAGAAAAAAATATTCATTTTAATATTACTGTATATGGTCATAGTAATAAAGAATTATGGGGTAACAAACTTACAGATACAATTGACGGAAAATATGATGTAGTAATTGATCTTAATAATAGAAATGAATCATTTGAAAAAGAAATATTTAATCCAGAAGCATTACTAATAATGGGTGCTGAAAAACCAAATAAAGTTACAACAACATTTTCTACAATGTTATGGAATTCAATGACTTTAAAATTTCCTAGTCCAAGAGATAGTGGATTTATAGAGTGTATGCGTAAAGCAGTAGAATTAGTACATTCAGGTAAAATTGATGTATCTTCTTTTTGGACAAAAGGTTATGATAGAAATACTGAATGGAAAGATGCATTTAACGAAGGTCTTAATAGACCAAAAGGATATACTAGAGGATATATTAAGTGGTAAAAAAATGTTAGACACGAGTAAAAGAAAAGAATCAATATATTTTACAGGTGAAGAAATAGAAGCAACACCTATGACTGGACAACGTACTTTATTTGTAGTTGGCGTTAGACCAGCAAAAGAAATAGAAGAATTAGCTAATAAAAAGGATATAAAACACATTTACTTTGGTACAAGTCAAAGTTTTAATCCTAGCAATGAAACAGATTGGAAAGACTGGTATGTAATGATGACAATATTATTAGAAAAAGATTATTGGGTTACATTAGATTTTGATATCAGTTATTCCAATGACGTAATAGAATCGGGATTAATGGCCTTTGAAAAATTTATTCCAATGATAAGTGCTAAAATTCCAAATATTGAAAAACTGAATAAAAATGCAGTTTTAAAAATAGATGATACTACGTGGGGTTTAACAAACAAAGGAGTATGGTCCAAAGACCTCAACACTTTAAAAAGTTATATGCAATATACAGAATGGTCAGAATATAAAGACGATACCGTTTTGGACATTGACAATGAAAAATAAAGCTGTTATAATGGACAACTCTTAAAAAAGAAAAGGAACGCAATGAAAAAAATGATTTGGGTAACATTTAGAAAAGAAGGAATACATAAGTATCCTGCGGCTCTAACTGACCCTAAATTAGCAACTGGAGATGAATATGATGTGTCATTTTTGGGACATCCACATAGACATACATTTCATTTTAAAGTGGCGATCGAAGTTTTTCACGATGACAGAGATATCGAATTCATCCAATTCCAAAGATGGATTTTGAGTTTATATAGTCAAGGTACATTACAAAACGACTTTAAAAGTTGTGAAATGATGTCAGATGATTTATATGCACAAATTAAAAAAAGATATCCTGGTAGAAATATTGAAATAGATGTTTCTGAAGATGGTGAAAATGGATCACACGCAGTATATGAAAAGGAATAAGAATGACAATTTACATTGTTGATTTGGAGGCTGTTGACACTCGATACACAAAGGAGTGGAAAAAACATCTCCCAGAACAACTAAAAAGACATACTAATAATGAAGTAGTTACTATAAGTGGTGGCGATACTCCACAAAAAACTACGCCTGGTGCTTTTCTAAACTTTGGTGGAACCAATGTTTATAAGAGTAATCAATTGGCTAAAATTGGAGAAATGTTTTGCGAAGGTAAAATTAAAGATGGAGATTATTTCTTATATACTGACGCTTGGAATCCTACAGTCTTACAATTAAGATATATGGCAGAATTATTAGGTATTAAAATTAAAATAGGAGGTATGTGGCACGCCGGTTCTTATGATCCACAAGACTTTTTAGGAAGACTAATTGGAGATAAACCTTGGGTAAGAAAAGCAGAAGAAAGTATGTATGAAACTTTTGATCATAATTTTTTTGCAACACAATTTCATACAGATATGTTTAGTGATACATTTATTAAATTAGTTAGTAAAAAAATGGATGCTCAAGTAAACAAGAAAATAAAAAGAGTAGGATGGCCTATGGAATACATGGAACGTAATCTTGAACAATATAAAAATATGCCAAAGAAAAAACAAATTTTATTTCCACATAGAATTGCACCTGAGAAACAACCAGACATATTTCAAGACCTTAAAGATTCAATTGGAAGTGAATATGAATTTATAGTGTGTCAGGAGAAAACATTGAGTAAAGTAGAATATCATAATTTATTAGGTGAATCTAAATTAATCTTTAGTGCTAACTTACAAGAAACATTAGGTATAAGTTGGTATGAAGGTGCACTATTAGATGTTATACCAATGGTGCCAGATAGATTAAGTTATAAAGAAATGGCACTTAAAGAATTTGCTTACCCTAGCGAATGGACAATTGATATGGAACATTATCGTAAACACAAACAAGAAGTAATAGACAAAATACACGACTATATGGAAAATTATTCAAAATATATTCCATTAATATGGAAACAAAGAGAAGCATTAAAAAAACAATATTTCTCTGGTAAAGAATTATACGAGGTAATAAAATATGGCTAAAGATAAAGGAACACCAGATCAAAAGAATAATTTATTAGCAAATGGTCTTTATTTGTTAATGGACGAAATTAATACAGATTCTTGTAGAGCTTGTATTCAATGGATAATGAATTGCAATCTTGCTACAAATAGACTACCTAAATTAACTTTAATAATTAATTCACCTGGCGGTGATGTTCATGCCGCATTTGCATTAATTGATACAATTAAAGCTAGTACAATACCAATTAAAACTGTAGGATTAGGATTAATTGCATCTTCCGGTTTTTTAATTTTTATTGCAGGAAAGAAAGGAGAAAGGATACTTACACCTAATACTTCTATTTTATCTCATCAATACAGTTGGGGAAGTGATGGCAAAGAACACGAACTATATGCTCGTGTTAAAGAATTTGAGCTATCAACTAAAAGAATGGTAGAACATTACAAAAAATGTATTGGAATGTCTGAGAAAAAAATTAAAGAAGTATTATTACCGCCACAGGACGTTTGGTTATCGGCCGAAGAGGCTAAAAAACTAGCAATCTGTGACAAAATAGAAAAACTTTATTAAGGAGTATTCTTTATGACAAAGAAAACAAAAAAACAAACTAAAACACCAGACTTATCTGGTAAAGCCCAATGGTCTAAAGGAGAAGGACCATATGGAGAATGGCCCGTTTATCCTAGTTCATCTTGGATGCCAAGTGATAGCGGAGTTCCTAGAGATACAGGAACTATAGCAGTTAATTTTGATAACAATGGTGGAGGAATAGATTCGTCTAACTCCCCAGCTATAAATTATTCTTTTGGAGGAGTAGGATCTGCATCTACAGGTTCAGAACAAGATTCTCCAGGTTTATATGGACCAGGAGGCCCTTTACAAGATGAATTTGAAAAAGATGCAGTATCAGGACAATACAGTTTTGATTACGATTTTTCAGAACCTAAACCTTTTGAAAAATCTATGCCTAGTCTTTCTCAAGTAGAAGAAATGACTGTAATATATCCTTCATTAAAAATTGCATATGAAAAATTCAAAAATGTTTATAGAATAGTATATGATGATTGGGCGGCGAGACAAAAAGAAGATGATGTTTAAAACTATAGAAACTAAAAAAAGTTATTTTACTATGATACAAATGAGACATAGTCTTAATATGATTTTGTCTGAAATGTCAGGTATTAATTGGAAACCTCATATTGTTTTAGGAATTAATAGAGGTGGTTGTGTACCAGGCATTTATCTTAGTCATGCTTTAGAAATACCACACGAGGCATTAGATATTAGACTTAGAGATCATAAAAGTAAACCTAGTTTAGCAGTTTTAGAAAAAGCTCATGCTTTTCAAAAAAAAATATTAATTATAGACGATATTAATGATACAGGAGAAACATTAAACTATATTAAAGATAATTTTGGTACTCCTGATAATTTAAAATTTGCAAGTGTTATACATAATGAACCAAGCAAATTTCAAGGTTTACATTTTAAAGGATATACAATTAATAAAGAAAAAAATCCAGTATGGATTGTATTTCCTTGGGAAGAGTGGCAATGATTAAACCAGACACATTAGACAAAGCTCAAGCAGAAGATAGAGCACCTTGGAAAGATGTGGTTCATGAATTTAAAGATATAGTATGGTACAATGACGGTTACCCAGTAACAGAAGGTCATTCTTTAATTGTGCCTAAAGAAGCAACTCAAAACAATATAATAAAATGTTTCGATTTAGCATTAAAAATTGCTAATGACAATGTTGCTAAAGGAGTTATTGATGGTTATAATATTGGAATTAATGTGGGAGAACCTGCTGGACAATCTATAATGTATCCTCACATACATTTAATACCTCGTAAAAAAGGAGACTCCAAAAATCCTATAGGAGGAATAAGAAACGTTATACCCGGAAAAGGAGATTATACAAAGAAAAATGTCTAAAACATTGTTTATGGGAGATAGCCATTTAGCTGGTTATCAAACAATCCCAGGTAAAATAGGACCAGGAAGTTATTCTCTTTATAATGATAATAGTTTTGCTGAACAGTATGCTACGTTAAATGATAAAGAAGTAATTGTATATTGCGTGGCGGGTACTGCCAATATGGTATATCCTGATTGGCTTAAAAGTATGTTTGAAAAACATAATGACATAGATGAAGTACACATACTTTTGGCGGCATTTAATAGATTTGTAATTGCATTTAATAAAACATTATTAGAAAAAACTATAAAAGTAGATCATTTTACAACACTAGCAAAAGAAAAACCATTAGTGAAAATATATTCAGATGGTATTATAGTTGAAGATTCTATACAATTATTTAATAAACCAATTAAAGATGACTATGATAAATTTGTAGGTTTTGAATTTTCTCCTGAACAAGGATTAGTAAAACCCGATTTAAGAAAGCAAACGTTTATGGAATGCAAATTATTTTATGATTTAAACACACATATAGAACATAGAAATTTTTATAAAGACATTTATACAATGGATAATATTTGTGCAGATAATAATGCAAAATTATATCTCTCTGTAATGAGATCAAGATCCAAACATCCAGTTGATTTTAATTATTATGGAGATTTAAAAGCTACAACAATTGCTTCACAAAGTATAGAAGATTATATGAAAAGCAATGATATAGATCCAAATAAACATTTTTTAGATGACGAAGAACATTATGACACTGAATACCATAAAGCAATAGCGGAGAATTATATTCCATGGATAAAAAAATTTTAATAATAGGAAATAGTTTTGCCTGTCCTTGGCATAAACCTAAATATGATGGGTGGCCAACATTACTAGGTAAACAATTTCAAGTTGATAATTTAGCAGAAGCAGGCGTGGGTGAATATAAAATATTAAGACAATTAAGACAAAAAGCTACTTTAGATGCTTTTTGGATTCAAACATATGGATTAGTAATTGTTTCACATACTAGTCCTAGTAGAATTCATACATCTAAACACCCAGTACATAAAAAAGGATTACATAAAAATTGTGATTTAATTTATAATGACATTATGGACAAAACATCAATATTCAATTCTAGACTTAAAACTGCCCAAAATTGGTTTAAGCATTTTTATGACGACGATTACCAAAAAGATATTTACGAATTAGTACGAAATGAAATAACGAGATCATTACCAATAACGTCTTTACATTTGGATCATTTTAGTATTAGTACCGAGTTTGCTACCGAAAAAAATAAAATAGATTTTTGCCAAACTTGGATAAAACATAGAGGAATAGTTAACCATTATACGGAGGAAGGAAATCGGATTGTCTATCAAAGAATTATTGACAAAATTGGACAAATCTGTTAATGTAACAATATGAGAACATCTGAAAAGATCAAACAAAGATTAATAGACAAAAAGGTACGTTTTTATGCAAACGACAATATCGCCAAGTATTTGGAGAAAGGTGAATTACAAGAATTAGAAACAGAAATAGAAGAAGCATTTGAAGAAGTTTTAGAAGCATTAGTAATTGATACTGAAAATGATCACAACACAAAAGAAACTGCAAAACGTGTTGCAAAAATGTATATTAATGAAATATATTCGGGTAGATATAATCCATTACCTAAAATAACATCATTTCCAAATACAGGATATAAAAGTTTATACACTAGTGGTCCAATTAGTGTTAGATCAACCTGTGCTCATCATTTTCAAAACATTGTAGGAAATTGTTGGGTAGGAGTATTACCTGAAGACGAAGTTATAGGTTTAAGCAAATTTAATAGGATCGTACACCATATTGCAGAAAGACCACAGATACAAGAAGAAATGACTACACAAATTTCTGAAGCATTAAGAAAATATGCTAAAACACCTAATGTAGCAGTAGTAGTTAAAGCAAAACACCATTGTTTAACACAACGTGGTGTAAAAGAATCTGACAATGATATGACTACTGCAATTATGTTAGGCGCTTTTGATACTCATGCACCACTTAAAAAAGAGTTTTATGATATTTGCTTTAGTATGAAAGGACATAACATTTAGGTGAATCATGGATGCAGACAAATTAAGGGTTACTGAGGCTTTTTATAGTGTACAAGGCGAAGGAAGATTTGTAGGTGTACCTAGTATATTTTTACGATTGTTTGGATGTAATTTTAAATGTCGTGGATTTGGTATGCCGAGAGGCGAACTTGCAGATGACTACTTAAAAGTAGACGCCGAGGATGATAGGTATAAAGAATTAAAAGATTTACCTTTGGTGCATAGAGGTTGTGATAGTTATGCATCATGGGACGCAAGATTTAGTAAGTTCACAACAGATTATACTATTGATGATTTAGTTGATAAGTTGTTATCTTTAACGCCAGAAGGCAAGTGGACTTGCAATAACGGACAAGATGTACATCTTGTTATAACAGGAGGAGAACCATTTTTAGGTTTTCAAAGACATTATGTTGATTTATTTGAACACCCTAAAATGCAAGATTTAAAAAATGTTACATTTGAAACAAACACTACTCAACCTATCAGAGAAAGGTTATTGGAGTGGGCAAACACTCAAACTAAAATTCATATTACGTTTTCGTGCTCTCCCAAACTTACCGTTTCGGGTGAAAGTTGGGACGATGCTATTAAACCCGATGTTGCTAAAGGATATTATGATGTACCCAATAGTCATTTGTATTTCAAATTTGTCGTTTGTGACAGCATCGATGTTGACGAAGTTTCAAAAGCTGTGGGAATTTATAAAAAAGCAGGGATCGATGCTCCGGTCTATTGTATGGCCGTGGGAGGTTGTTATGAAGAATATCAACAAAACGCAAAAAATGTTACCGAACTCGCAATGCAAAAAGGATGGAGATATAGTCCAAGATTGCACGTCGATATTTTCGGAAACCAATGGGGAACTTAAAAAGGAAGGAGGAAAATAACATATGGATATAATGAAAAAAATGAAAGATATATTTAAAACAAATAAAGCAAAAGATGTTGCGTCAGATTATACTGAAAAAGATCCAAGAAGAAAAGCATTAATGGAAGAAAAAGCAAAAGCAACTAAACAAGGAAAACCATGGGTAGCAGTATTAGATACTCAAGTTAATAAAGATAATATTAAAAATGGTTTTTTCGAATTAGATTGGAATAATGAATTTATTGAACAATTAATAGATTCAGGTTATAAAGGAGAAAAACCTGAACAAATTGTTGATGCTTGGTTTAAAGATGTTGCAAGAAACATTTTAAAAGATCAAGGACAAAATCCAGATACTGGAATGGGATATATTAATATCAACAGAATGGATGATGATAAATCAGAGATTAGTTAATGTTAGAAATTCACAAAAGTATGCACCCGTTAACCGAGTTTGCACCAACTTGGAAAATACCTTTATGGTTTGACACTTATCCAGATATAGAAAAATTAGATATTATGCGTAAATGGATTTTAGATAATGAAAAGAAAATTATAGAAGAACACAAATATAAATCCGAAGATGACGGTGGCACAGGTTTAGGACAAGATAGTTTAACTGCTCAATATAAAGATTTTAATTTATTTAAACTTACGCAAGACGTTCAAGCATTCCAAAATTTATTTCATTGGTTACAAGATAGTTATAAAAATTTTATGCACGAACATAAATCACAGCCAAGAAAATGTATAATGTTTTGTTGGGCAAATGTATTAAGAAAAGGACAAAGTATTTCTATACACAATCACGGAGCAAAACATTTTTCTTATTTAAGTGGCAATTTACATTTTGAAAAATATGATACAAAAACAATGTATCATAATCCTGTTGATCCATATAATGTTTATAAAATTGAAAATACTCCTGGTGACTTAACATTATTTCCAAGTTATATATACCACCAAGCAGAAGAACATAAAGAAGATAAAACAAGAGTTAGTATGGCTTTTGATTTATTTGACACAAATTTTTATGAAGGTGACCGTTCTAACGGAATAGAATTTAACGCATGAATTACATTTTAGTAGATACTGCAAATACTTTTTTTAGAGCTAGACACGTTATTAAAGGAGCTCTAAATGAAAAAATAGGAATGGCTTTACATATTACTCTTAATAGTATTAGAAGAGTATGGCAAGAATTTAAAGGAGACCACGTTGTATTTTGTTTAGAAGGAAAATCTTGGAGAAGAGATGTTTATCCTAGATATAAAATGAATAGAAAAACTGCTCGAGAGGCGTTAACTGTTTCAGAAAAAGAAGAGGAAGAAGTTTTTTGGGAAACATTTACACACTTTAAAAACTTTATAGACACAAAAACAAATTGCACAATAGTACAACACGACCAATTAGAAGCAGATGATTTAATTGCAGGTTGGGTAAATGCACATCCAGATGATAATCATATTATAATATCTACTGACGGTGACTTTGCACAATTGATAAAACCTAATGTAAAACAATACAATGGAATACAAGAAGTTACTATTACACACGAAGGATATTTTGATAATAAAAAGAAACCTGTAATAGATAAGAAAACAGGGTTTCCTAAAAAAGCACCTAACCCTAAATTAATGTTATTTGAAAAATGTGTAAGAGGAGATCCTACTGATAATGTATTCTCAGCATACCCAGGTGTTAGAGCTAAAGGAACTAAAAAGAAAGTAGGTTTACTTGATGCATTTGAAGATCGAGAAACTAAAGGATATAATTGGAATAATTTAATGCTACAAAGATGGATAGATCAAGACGGAGAAGAACATAGAGTTGTAGATGATTACAATAGAAACGTAATACTATGTGATTTAAATGCCCAACCACCCAAAATTAAGGCTGTAATAAAAGAAACTATAGCATCAGTTAAAACAAAAGCAATAGAACAAGTAGGATTAAAACTTATTAAATTCTGTGCTAAATGGGATATGCAACGTATCGCAGAGTACCCACAAAGCTACGCAGAGCCCTTAAACGCAAAATATAAACAGAAAGAGGTAGCATGACAGAAAAATTCTTTGCAAAACCTATACTAGAAAGCAGGTTCTGGATAGTTGAAAAACAAGGACACAAGGTAGGTACATTATGTAGACAAGAAGATAGGAAATACCTATATACTTGTGATGAAGGAACCAAAATATTCGATAATGAAACACAATTAAGAAACAATTTTGATGGTGAATGGATGTGGGGCAATACTACTATTTCAAGCCCACACATTGAACCCACAGAGCACCTAGTGTACAGTTTTCCTTGTAAGTTTAAACCTTGTAATATGGTGTATGATGTTAAAAAGAAATTACCATTGTTTACAAAAAGTAAAAAATCTAAGTCCTTATATAGTGCTGGATATTATATTATTAAATTTGAAAAAGGATGGGTACGAAGTTTTTGCCCGAAACTAATTACTTTAGAAAGGTATCCTAATAAAGGACCTTTTAAAACAACACTTGAAATGAAACAGGAGTTAGCAAATGCGAACAGATGAACCTATTAATACAGCACCAATACAACAATTTATACAAAGAGTAAAAGCCGCGGACATTGGTCAACAAAAAGAAGTAAAAATTGACATTGCAACTGCCAAAAGTTTAACATATTCTTTAGCAATTGTACTGGCTAGACTTGCCGGTGACTACGAATCTCTCATAACTAAACAATCGAAAGCCGAAGAAACTATCAGTGTAAAAGCTGACGGTGGTAGCCTTTAGTATAGGCATCTATAACCGCGTTTCGAAATCATTAACATAATACTTTTGTAACACAAAATCGTGAAATTCACGATAAATATAGTATGGGGTGTAACTATAAAGAGGGTACCTTGAAAAATTATGAGTAGACCGAAGCCTACGATTATACTGGAACACGTGGACAAGAAAAGCTATAAAACAGAGCAGATTCTTGAAGCGGAAGCCATCTGGGCAGTGTTTCATAAGAACAAACCTTTTAACCTTAAATCAGCAAATATGCTTAACAACTATCCAGGACCAAAATACAAAAAAGTTAGTTTTTCTAATCCTGGTCACGCCTTTAACTTGGCGAAAAAATTGAATACTCTTTTCAACGTTGAAGAATTCACAGTAGTTAAACTTACTGCTGGTGAAACTGTCAACGAACAATGAACTGGAAAGAAACCTACACAAAAATTTTCCTAAAAAACGCAGATATTAGTATTAATCCAAATACTTTAAAAGAGTATTTGCCTATGTGGTGGAAAAATAGTAGATCAAAAGATGTAGGTGGATTAAGATTAACTGATAAAGGTTTAGATTTTATTACAAAAAAACTTGATTTAAAAACGTATGAAGTTCCTTTCCCAGTAGACTTTAGTGTTACTACTCAAACCATAATTTTTTTAGATAGATTTATTACTTGTCCATATTTTTTGGCTGACGATGGTATAATTGTTACTAATGAAAAGAAAGCTATGGAATTAATGTTATTTTCTGGAGATATAAGAAAATATGGTATTAGTAAAGCTATGACTAGACAAGAATTCAATAACGAAGAATAAACCAAAACTTCTCAATAAATTAACATATACAGATGAGAATACGCAGAATAGCAATTACAGGACATTTATCAGGAATAGGAAAATGTTTATATGATAAATTTTCTCCTTATTATGAAGTTATCGGTCTAGACAAAGACGAAGGAAACGGTATTGAGGATACTCAAAGAGTTGTAGACAAATGTCTTAGTTTTGATGTTTTAATTAACAATGCTTATCTCTTTAATAAACAACACGCACTCTTATATCAATTTTGCAAGTATAGTAAAGACCATCCTAAACTAGCAATTTCCATTGGTAGTATTGTAACCGAATTAGAAATGTTTGATTATAAATTAGCAAACGAAAATTACTACATTGAAAAAATGAGATTAAAGAAAATAACACAAGAAGTAAACGGTAGTGGTGGAAAATGTAAAGCTAGTTTAATTTCTCCAGGTTTTGTTGACACAAATATAGATATGTTTTTCGAACAACCTACTGTTGTAGAGAAAACTGCAATGATGTGGGAAATTTGTAAAGAACAAAACACTATATTATCTCCCAACGCAGTGTTTGATGCAGTGAAATTTATCATAGATTCCTACGAAAAGGGTAATTTAGTTACTCACATCGTAATTAACAATTGATTTATGCGGGTCATTTAAGCTTCTTTTCATTTGACTTAATTACCAAAAGGTGCTATTATTAATAATAAACCAATTGTATTAAAAGGAGTACATAATGGCACGTAAAGGCAAAGACACATCAACAGATAGTAGTTTAGCTACTAGACAATTAAGTCCAAATAAAGCAAAGGCAAGTATATTACACGCCTTAAAAATCAAAAGACCAATCTTCTTATGGGGTGGTCCGGGTATTGGTAAATCAGACGTTGTTCGTCAGATTGCAAAAACTATCAATGCTCATGTTATTGATATAAGATTAAGTTTATGGGAACCAACAGATATTAAAGGTATTCCATACTTTAATAGTAATTCAAAATCAATGGAATGGGCATCTCCATCAGAATTACCAGATGAAAAGATGTCTAAAAAATATAAAAACATTATTCTATTTTTAGACGAAATGAATTCCGCGGCACCAAGTGTTCAAGCGGCGGCTTACCAATTAATATTGAATAGAAAAGTAGGTACTTACGAATTACCAGAAAACGTTGTTATAGTGGCGGCGGGTAATAGAGAAGCAGATAAAGGTATCACTTATAGAATGCCGGCACCATTAGCGAATAGATTCATTCACTTAGAAATGAAACCTGCTTTTGATGATTGGTTTGAATGGGCAGTAGATAACAAAATCCATAAGGATGTAATTGGTTATTTGACTTTTAGCAAAAAGGACTTGTACGATTTTGAACCTAAATCTTCAAGCAGGTCTTTTGCTACTCCGAGATCTTGGTCATTTGTAAGTGAACTCTTATCAGATGATTTAGATGAAAACACTGTGACTGATTTAGTCAGCGGTGCAGTAGGCGAAGGACTTGCAGTTAAGTTCATGGCTCACCGTAAGGTGGCATCACAACTTCCTAACCCTTCTGATATTTTAGATGGTAAAGTAGAGAAGTTAAAAAGTAAAGAAATCAGTGCAATGTACTCCCTAACGGTTTCTTTATGTTATGAACTTAAAGAGGCTTGCGATAAAAAAGATAAGAAGTTTAACGACAAAGTTGGAAAATTTCTTAGATTTATGATGGACAATTTTGATACTGAATTAGTTGTAATGGGTATTAAATTAGCTCTTACACAATATCAGTTACCGTTTGATCCAGACGCTATCAAAGTTTTCGATGAGTTCCATGAAAAATACGGCAAGTACATAACCGCCGCTCAAAGCGCCGACTAGTGTTTTCGTTATAGGGTGCTTTCGGGTACCCTATAACATAAAAGGAATTATGCAGTTAAAAACTAAAATAAAAACAAAAACTAAAATTAAAAAAATTAAAGAACCACCAGTTGTAAAACGTACAGACGACGAGTATAGACAAATGAAAGCTGAAGTTCTAGATAAAATTATTGTAGCAAGAGTTGGTTTACTATTAAGACATCCTTTCTTTGGTAATATGGCTACTAGATTAAAAATCCAAGAGTGTGATGAGTGGTGTCCTACGGCGGCTACTGATGGCAGACATTTATATTATAATACAGAATTTTTTCACAAATTAAGCACTAAAGAAATTGAATTTGTAATAGGACACGAAATATTACATTGTGTTTTTAATCATTTACAAAGAAACGAAAACAGAAATAGAATGCTCTATAATATTGCGGCAGACTATCTAGTTAATAATACTTTAGTTAGAGATGGTATAGGAGAAAAACCTAAAGACATTCAAATATTCCAAGATCACAAATACGACGGTTGGTCTTCAGAAGAAGTATATGATGAATTATTTAAAAATGCTAAAAAAATTGATATAAGCAAATTAGGAAAATTATTAGACGACCACATTGATTGGGAAAAAGGTCCTGAAAGTGGAGCAGGTAAAAAAGATAAAGATAAAAATGGTAAAAGTCAACAACCTGTTTTAAGCAAAGAAGAACAAGAAAAAATTAAAAATGAAATTAAAGAAGGCATAATGCAATCTGCACAGGCGGCTGGCCCAGATAATTTACCTGAAGAAGTTAAAAGAATGATTAAACAGTTTACTAATCCTAAAATGGATTGGAAACAAGTATTACAACAACAAATACAAAGTGTTATAAGAAACGACTATACTTTTGCTAGACCTTCTAGAAAGGCTTGGCATTCAGGTATAATTTTACCTGCAACAGACTATCAAAAAACAATAGATATTTGTGTAGCAATAGACACATCAGGTTCTATTGAAGAAAGACAATTAAAAGATTTCTTAGGAGAAATTCAAAACATTATGGATCAATATCAAGATTATAATATTAAAATTTGGTCTTTTGATACTAAAGTTTATAATGAACAAGATTTTACTGCTAATGATAATAGTTTAGAAGACTATGATGCTAAAGGTGGCGGTGGAACAGACTTTATGGCAAATTGGAGACATATGAAAGACAATGACATTGTTCCTAAAAAATTAATAGTATTTACAGATGGTTATCCTTGGGATGATTGGGGAGATCCTGATTATTGCGATACAATATGGATTCTTCATGAACATCATGATAAAAATAAAGAAGCACCTTTTGGTATTACATCTCATTACGACGCATAATGTTTCCAAAAACCAATATACCAAATCCATTAAACTTTTTAGACGCTAGAAAATTTACCAAAAAACCAAAAGGTCTGGTATTTCAAGAGTTACCTGAGAAAGGTCACGAGTATCTAAAAATTGTTGAAAATTGGATTGTGGATAATCTAAAAAGCAGATATTATATTGGTAATCACATTAAGATTGATAAGTCAGATCAAGTTGTTCATTCTATTTTGGTAGGATTTGAAGATCCAAAAGAGATGAGCATATTCAATTTGAGTTGCCCTCACTTCCCTAAACATTAAATATCTTCGTATACAAATAAAACAATACGGAGAGACATATTAATATGACTGAACAAGCAAAAACAGATGCGGCAAAACAAACAACCGCACCAGCAGGAGCAGGTACCGTTGGTCCAAAAGGTCCAGCAGGACAACCTGGTGCTTCTGCAGATTTGACTGTCCAAGATTTAGGGATTATCAAATCTATTATAGATGCGGCTTGCCAAAGAGGAGCATTCAAGGCAAATGAAATGCAGGCTGTTGGCGCCACATTTAATAAGTTAGAGTCTTTTTTACAAGTAGTCCAAGCACAACAAAAGGATCTTGAAAAGAAAGGTTCCGATACCGCACCAGCTAAACCGGCTGTTGCAACAGGAGGAAAAAAATAATGGCTGATACAAAACACGTTGGCAGACTTAAAGGGTCAGGCAATAAAATTGTAGTAGTTTACAGAACATTGCCAGGCGATTCAAAATCAGCATTGGTAATTGAAACGGCAAAATTAGCTGAGGCTGATCACGATTCATTAATGAAAGCAGTTGAATCTAACGAAGGTCAAACTGCGTTTGAACTTTATGAAGTTTTAAACAGAACAAGAGCTCCTAGTGGAGATGTTATGTTGGCTAAATTTCATAAATTCGCAAATATGCAAAGTGTGCCTACAAGCGAAGTTGAAATGACTCCAAATTCTACAACATCTGTAGCATTGGATGAGTTAAACAAAATTATTGCTAATCAAAGAGGTGTATCTATAGACGAATTATCTGTTAAACCAGGTGTTACAAGTAATGTAGCAACACCAACAGGAAAAGTAATGACAGATGATCAAATTGCTTCAAAAATGAGAAGTGATGCTGACAGATTATATAAAGAAGCGGCTAGATTAAGAAAAGAAGCTGAAGCTTTATCGCCTAAGAAAAGCAAGACCGAAAAAGCAGAATAGAACTATGTCTGTTATGGTCAAGTTTAACAAAAAGAAACTACCCAAGGAAGTTGTGGCCCATTGGCCTGAAGTTTTTTCTGATTTAGATGTACAAACTATACCTATACAATATCTAATAGGTATAAAGGTAATGTTTAAAGACGGTAAAAATTGGGATATTAGGCTTAAACCTAGTAGAAAAAATTTCACCCATGCTGACTTAGAAAACACCTTACAGGACATATTTAGAACCTATGCAGGGGCCATAAAAAATGTGGATTTTAGTCTAGATACGCAAAAGATTAAAAAAGACATCCAAAAACGCACCCATAAGTTCATAAAGAAGAACAAATAACAAAGTCCTGTAATACCGTACCTATGATAAATATCATAAATACTGTTACAAACATAGGTATATTAAGGAGTAGCATTTAAAATGGCTTTTCAAGTACGAAGAGGAACAGACGCTCAAAGAGGAGGTATTACTCCCGCTGAAGGTGAATTAATCTATACTACAGATACTAAAAAACTGTATGTAGGAGATGCTTCAACAGTAGGTGGTAATGCAGTAGATACTACTGTTGCATCGCAGTACAATAACGTTGCGGCAGACTTCATCCCAGATACAACTAACACTAGAGATATAGGTACAGCCGCTAAATTATGGAAAGAAATTTTCGGCGTAAAATTTAATGACGGTACAGCTTCTATAACAGGTGGAGTTGGTACTGGTTTTTCTTCTATATCATCTACAGCATTAGTTGGAAATTTAACTGGAAACGTAAGTGGTGATTTGACTGGTAATAGTGCTGGTACACATACTGGTGCAGTTATTGGTAACGTTACAGGTGCAGTAACCGGTGATATACATGGTTCTGTATTTGCTAATGATAGTACTTTAAGAATAGATGGTAATAACAATATTATTACTAACGGTGACATTGTATTCAACCAAAATGCACTTGAATTAATTAACAATCAAACAGTATTAAAAGTAAGCAGAACTGATTCTGCAACAGGTATTGGAATAGAACAGTACAGTCCTGTTACAACTTTACCAGCTTATAAAATTTTTACAGCTGGAGTTAATGGTACAACTTCAAATTCAATTGAATATCACTCTTCAAGAAATTCTTTATTATCTCCACAAGTAGTACAAAAAGGAGATATATTATTCACTAATCTTGCAAATGGTCACGATGGTACTGCTTATAGACGATCTGCTTATATATCATTTGCAGTAGAATCTGATGCAAATGCTACTGTAGGTGCTGGACAAGTTCCAGGTAAAATTGTAATGGTTACTACACCAGACAATGGTTCTACAGAAAAAATATTAGCATTTGATTACTTAGGTAGATTAGGAATTAACAAAGAAAATCCAACTGGTCCTGCTGGTACATTAGATGTAGATGGTCCAGTTCAACTTAAAGTATATGCCGACAACGCCGCAAGAGATGCCGCAATAGCAACACCGGCGGCTGGTATGGTAGTGTTTAATACAACAGGTACAAAATTCCAAGGGTACACTGGCGCAAGTTGGGTCGATTTAAATTAATAATCTAAAATGAAAATCCGAATAACGGGCCACTCAAAAGGGCTTGGTAAGAAATTATACGTCTATTATAAATCAAAAAATCACAATGTTAAGGGATTTGATTCAGGATATGATTACGAAAAAATTGTAAAAGAATCCGAAGGTTGTGATTTGTTTATAAACAATGCTAATCCTAATCCTCATTTACAACTAAATCTTTTAAAAGATTTGCACACTAAAGTTAAAAAAATGATAGTATGTGGATCAGTTATTACTGATAATGACGATGATACCCCAGATCCAGAATATGCTTTTCAAAAAAAATTATTAGAAAAAGAATTTTTAATACTAGCATCAAAGAAAATGCCCGATAATGCAGATTTGTTATTATTAAAAATTAGTAGTAGTTCTTATAAAGATAGTGAAACAATTTTAAAAACAATTGATTTTTGGATTAAAAGTCCTACGGTAATATCTATAACTTATAATGTTACAGATTAACTAGGTCAGATTGTTTAATTTTATAATCATCCCAACTTTTATACGTCCATTCAGCTACTTTATAATCCACAGTTTCTGGTTTAAACATATAACGTTCAGGTACAGTATCAAATAACGGTTTTCCATTATTAACGTTAGCATCACGCAACATTATTTGATGTAAAAAGTTAGTTACAGGTTTTAATGGAACAAAATTACACCAAGGACCACACATTAATTGTTCCATATCTATAGTTTTAGGATCACTCCATTGAATAATTCTATGACTAATACCATTAATATTAACCATGTAATGATATAAATTATCATCAGCAGGTTTCTTTTCCCAACTCCAACCTTTTTTATCACAAATACTTTTAATAAGTTTTACGTGGTCACTTAAAAAGAATCTTGGTTCATCAGGACTTCTACCTATATCCGAACCAGCTCTAATTCTATATTGCCAACTTTTATATCCTAAACTTTGAATTTCTTCTAATACATCTTCCATTTGATCCAAACTTCCTAATGTATAACCTGTATAATAAACAAATATACCTTCTGCAATACAATTATCAATACCTTCTAATTGTTTTCTATGTACTGTTTTGCCTTGATAACTAGGATGATTTAATCCTATCATAACCATTCGAGCACCTGCTTTTGCAATTCTTTTAACCCAAGCTCTATCAGAAAGTTTAACACCATTAGTTAAAATACAAACATCTTGATGTCCTCTATCTAAGTCTTTTATTTGTTTACAAATAGCTTCAACTAATTCTGGTAAATCTTTACGTACTGTAGGTTCTGCACCTGCAAGTATTATAGCACCTGCTTCAGGATGTACATTTTCTTCTATTTGTTTTAAAATTGAATCAATAGACCTATCTACTACTTTATTATCCGGCTCGTGATAACAATGAGGACAATTTAAATTACAACGATCGGTTACTTCTATCATGATACCTTGTGGTATACTATACCCTTCTCTATCATATTCTAAACTGTTGTAAAATTCAACGTCATGCTCTACCATATACTCCATACGACCGTGTTCAGGGCACGTTTTAATAAGATAAACTGCATTATTTTTAGTAATACGTTCAGCTGGTATATGTTTATAGCAAATATGACATAAACTTAATGTCTTTGTATCGTTCATATAATTATTTATAGATACTTATTGCTTGGTCAATAAAGTCATCAGGATAGTTATTACGAAAACTCTCAAAGCATAATAATTGAGCTTTATCAAAGGATACAGGAGAATTAACATCTATATTCATAGCTTTCATTTGTTCATACACTATTACTTTTCTGTCATTTGATATATGACTTAAATGATCTCTAACAGTGATTTTAGGTTCATGAGCCATATAACTAAAAAAATAATTAATAGATTTAAGTCTACCTTCTACTACAAAATAACTGCTAGGATGAAGACTATATTTGTACATACCTATATCTTTATGTGCTTGAATTATTTCTAACATCTGTTCTTTCCAATTAGGCAATACATCTTCATATGTTTTATTATGGCTTTGTTCCCAAAAATCTACACCTTCTATACCTAAATGTATTTTTTTATTTGCATAATCTATATCAAGTATTGCTGGTATATGTTGGGGGTACTTACTATGCATTTTTAATAACATATTTGTTTCTCTCAACCATTTTTCATTCATTAATTCTGTATCCATTACTTGATTATGTCCATTATGATAAAATGTATCATTAAAAAACCATTGTACAAATTCAGTTTTATTTCTGTTTATTAAACTAGTGTAAACTAAATTATTTCTACATTGACCTTTTCCAGGAACGTTGTTATAATAATATTGGTAATCAGTATTAATCATTATATCTCCATAATCTTTGTTTGTATAATTGAGATAAAAATACTCTTGGATTTAAACGCCAAATACTTTGTGGAGTATTTCTATAATTTAAATCTTTAACATATTCTAAACAACCAGATTTTGCTAACATAGGTGCCCATATTTTATGTACTAATTTTTGTGAACCTTCTTCATTTTCATTCGTTGTTATATAAAGTTTTTTATTATCTAATGAATATCCCCCATAAGGTTTACCTTGAAGTCCTACCCATTCAATACAAGCAGGCATAAAAAATTGAGGTGTAACACTTTGATGTTCTACAATTTGCTTTTTAGTTCTTACATTATTAATAGGCAATTCATCTGTGAACACGCAAGTTCTTGCTAGTATTCTATAACTGTTTTCTCCCATTTCATCAAAAGAATGTGCGGCAGTAGACCCAACAATTTTATTTTTATATTGTAAAAACCAAACTTGCCATTCACGTTCTTTACTAATAGAATCTATTAATATTTTTTTTGAACTATTATTTGCGAATCCTTTTTGTTTAGCATTTTGGTAAAAGTTAGCTAAATCTAAATGTTCTTCGTAAGATATTATTTTATAATCCATGAATTTTTTCCGGCATCAATATTTAACACTAAATATTGGCATGATTAAAGGAATTGGTGGTCAACCATATATCACTCTTGACGAATATTTAGATATCGAAGGTTTCAAAAAGTTACATCCAGAAATTTGTAAAGGTTTTGCTTTAGCTAGAGAGTATGCCAAAGAAGGAACATGGATGGAACCTGGATTTAACCTTGATGATATGAGTTATACTTTGGATTGGAAACCTATATACAAAGCATTCAAAGAGTATAAAGATTTACCAGAAAATGATCCTATTAAAATTAGTGGTAAAGAATTATTTCCAAAAGATTTTAAAGATTATAAACAAAGAAATTTATTTACAAGATATTTAAAATCGGCCTTAGGAGCAAACGATCCTTACATATACTATTTTCTTTGGGAAGAAGGAAATTGGGACATACGTGATTCACAACGTAAAAAGACTGAAGAGTCTAAATATTTTCCTAATGTTGTAAAATGGGTTGAAAATTTAGTCCAACAAAATATTATTAGTCATATAGGAAGAGTTATATTTTTTCATTGTGAACACGATGGAAAAGCATTTGAACATAGAGATATGTATGCAATACCCGGTGAAACTCAGGACTATAAAGATAATCCAAATGAATTTATTCATGTAAGAAACAACACTAAAAGAGGATTCTATCTATGGGATCCTGAAAAAAGAAGTAAAACATATATCAATTCAAATTCATCTTGGTGGAATGATCAAGATTGGCACGGTGGTGAAACTAGCAAAGAACAAGAATATGGATTGCGAATTGATTGTAAATTTACTGATGAATTCAAAAAGAAACTTAATTTAAATTAAATTCCTTCTTTAAAACTTCTACGATTACTAAAATTCTATAAGAACTAGGTTCAGAACCTTCTATATAAGTATGACCTAATCCTTGATACCATGTTTCATAAGTCATTGTTGGATCAATTGTTAAAACGTGTCCATGATTAAATTCTCTTCGAGACATTCCTACTTTAATTCCACATTTAGTAATGTCTTCAGATGGAATATCAATACTCAATAACATAGAATAACAAGGACCTTGTTGAAAATGATTTGAATGATGCTGTATAGTACGTGGTAAAGCTATTCCATCAGGAGGTAACCCGTCAATTGAAATTTTATATAATCCTTTAAGATTTTTTACTGCATAATCTATACTTTCTTTAAACATATCACTTTCATGATATCCTTTTTGCAATTCACCATTAAAATATAAATCTTTACTATACGTATCATCATCACCTACTTTTTCTAAATATTCTTGTAGTACAAAAGGAGCAGGGTTTCTTGTAGATCCTTCTTTTTCTGCTTCTGTTTTTCCTACACCTTCTTTTACAGGAGCTCTAGTTATCTTATCCCAAGAACCAGTTGTAGAATTAGAACCAGTTGTAAAAGCATTATGATAACTGAAATATATTTTTTTTTGAAAGTTTTTTAATTCCCTCCAGGAACTATATTTTGTTGAATCTATAAACATTATATCCTTCTTGCATCTATTGAACTTACGTACATTTTTTCATTAACTATAAAATCAAATATTCTTATAATATCATTTGCATTACAACTAGGCTCTCCTGTCCTAGCACCTGTTTTTTCTCCGTAATTAAGAATACGAATTAAAATACTCTTAGGTTGTTCTCCAAATACATCTTTTATACTTAAACTATTATGAATAGCTTCTAAATGCTGTTTATTTTTAAAATATTCCATATCACCATTAACTTCTTTAAGAATTTTTTCATCTAATTTAGTGCCCAACGTACCAAATGAAATAATATTTCCACTTTTATTTACTTCCTTCCATTTAGCATGAACTAAATTAAGAAATTGGCATTGTACACTATTAACAGATGCAAGATTAATAAAATGATCTGCATCTACACTTAATTCTACAACTCTTTTAACTGTATTTAAATCTGTAAGGTCAAATCCAGTTTGTCTAGATACTCCTATTACATCATGGTCCTTTAATAGGTGTTTGTATAAAACAGATCCTATTGGTGATGTATGTCCTGTTAATATAAATTTCATTTATCCCCAAACATTAAAAATATATTTTGAAACTAAACCACAATTAGCGCCGGCGTGCCAAGATTTTCGACTAGGCCATTTATAAACACTACCTTGTTCTTGTTTATATAAACAATGTTCATCCACAATTAAAATATGTCCGTCACTAGGTGGACTAATATGACAATGATACCTATCAAATTCTTTTGTTTCATTTAAAGTTTTTTCATCATCAGTTATATCCCAATGCCATGGAGCAACATCTCCAGGTTTAACCATGCTTATCCATGCATTAGTATACTTTTTCATTCCAACAAAGTCAATAAATTTTTCAACTATGCTTTTATCAAAATTCACTTCGGGCAAATACATATCCCAACTAGCATTGCCTCCTTCATGTTTCATTTTATATCCGGCATCTCTTAATTGCCCTGCAACTTCTTTCACACCTGGAACTTCGTGTCCTACGTCATGTCTAGGACCTACATAAGCAGGCTTTTGGTCTTTAAGTTCTACAATTAATTTGTTCCAATCTATTATATCGTTACAATTTCCAACAAATTTAAGCATTTAAAAAATCTCCCGGCCATTTAGCATAATTTGATTGAATAGTAATTGCATACAACTTATGTGTATCACAATCAGTTCCTGTTATTGATTCTGTAAATCTTTTATGTGGTTTATCCAGCATAAGAGGTTTTAAATATTCTGTATTAATCCATTTTGAATCTATATCTGTACAACCATACATATCCATTATATGAATTTGTCCATCATCATTAACATAACAAGTATGAGGATAAAGATTTATTTTAAAAATACCTTCATTTTCTAAATCAGTTTTAATTTCTGTAATTTGCTCTCGCCAATTTCCTGTAGATAATAGTTTATTATCATACCATCTAAAAAATATTTGTCTATCATCATATGCAATATCTATTACTTCAGGTATATAAGATTTACCTCTTAATTTTAATAAAAATTTAATTTCACGTAAAAACCAGTATTCTCTTAAATCATTATTTAAAAATTTATTTTCAAAGTAAGTACTAGGATTCCAATTCATACAAAATACTTTCTTATCCTTGCTTATAAGAGGTTCATAAAGAACATTAGCAACTGCATTTATTGGTTTATAAAAACGATCCCACTCTTTATCTTTCATTTTAATCATAATCTATAAGCACTCCAAATCCACAAGTTTCTTTTAATTTTAATACTTCTTGTACAAATTCATATTCAACTTCAAACTTAATAGATGTTTCACTAACTTTATTAAAATTAGTCATAACTCCTAACTTATTAAATTTGTTTAATAAACAAGAAAAACTACGATCAAAAAGATATCTTAAATTATATGGTGTAGGTTGAAGAGCCATACAAGTTATTACTGCAGGTTCTTGTAAATCTATTCTATTTAAAAGTCTTCTAATAACTAATTGATATCTATTTTTATATCCATAATTACTTGCAGTATGTAATCTACCTGCGTCCATTCCATATACAGTATCATCAGCATGACAAGGAAAAGTTTTTGACCAAATTATATCTGTTAAAAAACTATGTTCTGAATTTAATGTTAAATGAAAACGATCATCTATATCAGCATGAGCAGTATAACACTCTCCTGGTTTCATTACATTTATTCTTGCTTCTCCTACTTTTCCTAATTTGGTTAATAACTCTTCTAAACTAGTTCCTTTGTATTCAGGAAGTAACTTCCATTCATCATAAAAGAAATCTCCTGTAGGTTCATTTAAAACGTTTTTACCAGGACCAAAATGTTTTACCAAATTATATATTTCTTTAGAGGAATGGGTTATACCAGTCTTTGTAAGCATACCAATATTTACCGTGAAGAATTAACCCGAGAATTAATTACGATAAGTATTATTTGATGCCTATGAATAACAAAGTAAAAAGTCTCTACGAGAATAGTGAATACCAAAATATAATCCACGATATATCTGATGTATATTTTCCATTATCACCAAATTGGAAAAATATAGGAATAAGTCTTAGTGGTGGCTGTGATAGTGCCTTAATGGCATATATCTTATGCGATTTAGTTAAACGTAAAAATTATTATACCAAAATACACATAATCTATAATGTTAGATTATGGAAAACACGCCCTTGGCAACAACATATTTTTAAACAAGTATTTGCTTGGTTTAAAGAATCATTTAAAGATATAAAGTTTATAGAACATACAAATTTTATTGCACCTGATTTAGAATGGGGTTCTAAAGGTCCAAACATTATTGATGAATATGGCAAATTAAAAAGCGGTAATCAAATTGAGTTAAGATCACACGCAGAATATATAGGTCATAATTATAATCTAGATGCATGGTTTTGTGGACTTACTAAAAACCCTGAAACAAAATTCGATGACCGATTAACGGACAGAGATAGTACATTATCAAATGATACTGTTGAAAATCTACATCGATTGATAAAGCCACACATGAATGGCGTGGCTTGTCATCCTTTCACCTTCGTACAAAAAGATTGGATAGTATCTCAATATAAGAGATTAGGCATCATGAATCTGTTTAATCTTACAAGAAGTTGCGAAGGTGATAAGGAAACTTATCCTGAAATATTTGGAGACCTAGATTATAAAACATATGTTCCAGGCAAAGACATTCCAGTATGTGGTGAATGTTTTTGGTGTAAAGAAAGACAATGGGGAATAGATAACAGTGACTGAAAGTAATGAATATTGGTTAAATCCTAAAGATTCTAAATTAGGTAAATGGCAAAGAGAAATAGAATCAGTTAGTGGTTCTTGTACTTTTTGTGTATTGCCTTGGATTCACTTTGCTACACGTCCTAATGGCGATATGCGTTTATGTTGTAGTGCAAATGCCAGTGGAGCAGGTAAGGATCATAAAGTAGGTCTTGTTAAAAAAGAAGACGGCACACCTGCAAACTTTGGAAAAGATGCTCCTATGGAAGCATGGAATAATGAATATATGAAGTCAGTTCGTAAAACTATGTTAGCTGGAAAAATACCTGCCAGTTGTACTAAATGTTTTAACGAAGAAAAAGTAGGAGTAGTTAGTAAACGTATTTGGGAAACCGGTACATGGCACAAAGATGGTGTAGATATTCCTGAATTAATAAAACAAACACAAGAAGATGGAACTGTACCTGAAACATTAAGATATTTAGATTTAAGATTAGGACATACTTGTAATATTAAGTGTGTTATGTGTTCTCCACATGACAGTTCTAAATGGGTTGCAGACTGGCAACGACTTATGCCACAACTAACAATACCAACAGTTAGAAAACAAATGTCTTGGGGTAAACAAGAATTTAATAACAAGTGGCACGAAAAAGATACATTTTGGGCAGAAATGAATAAACAAATTCCTAATTTAAAACAAGTTTATTTTGCTGGTGGAGAACCTTTAATGATTAAAGAGCACAAAACATTTATTGAAGAAATTATACGACAAGGTTACCAAGATAAAATCTTATTACGATATAATTCAAATGGTATATTAGTAGATAAAGATTTAATTGAATTATGGAGTAAATTTAAAAAAGTTAAATTTGCAATTAGTATGGACGCTAGTCATCAGCGAGATGAATACATACGTTTTCCAACTAAATGGGATACCGTAGAAACAAATCTTCGTATGTTAGACAACACACCTGACAATATACAAACAAGTTTAGCAACTGCTATACAAATTTTTAATGTAAAACACTTACCAGACTTTATGAAATGGAAAGTAGAATCTAAATTTAAAAAACTTAATTTAGGAACTGTACCTGGTGGTACACAAATGGGTGGTGGATTAGTTAATATGCACTTGCTTTACATACCAACATTTTTAAGTATTCAAATATTACCTAAAGAAGATAAACAAGAAGTTCGAGAACGTTTTGCAGAATTTAAAGATTGGTTATGGAAAAACTACAGACAAGATGATGAGTTTTGGAAACATAATCCTTATGGTTGGAAACGTTGGGAGGCTGTAATGGAACATATGGACGAAAAAGACAACAGTCATTTACTTCCGGGCTTTAAAGAATATGTTACTAAACTAGATGCTATTAGAGGATTAGATGCTAAATCCATTTTTCCTGAGTTATCACATCTTTTATAAGATTAAAAACTTCATTGTCACCATCTGGTCCCATATGGTTAACTCTAAAAGCAAATATACTTTGTAAAAATCTTAAATTTTCTTCGCACCAAGCTCTTTTTGGATCTGTCCTACAACTAATATAATACAAAGGTTTTCTTATTTCTGTTCCGTATTTCCAAGTATACAAATACTTAATTTGATCTAGTTCTGCGTCACTCCAAGGTTCCACTCTAGTATCTCCAAAACTCCATAAGTGTAAAATTTTACCTTTCATTTTAGACAAGTATTCATGGTCTAACCAATAAGCAACAGTTTGAAAATTTAATCTTTCTTTATTCCACTCTACTAATTCTTCAAAATGCATTTGAGCGGCTTTGTGTCTTTTACTAGAACCTTGATAAGCACTAGGTGGACTAAAATCTCCTTTTGAATGATATATTCTAAAAGGATCAGTCCAAGCAAATACACAATAATCTAAATCTTTAAATTTATGAAAGTTTTTTGTAAAATGCATAACAGCAGTCCAATAACTTGAACCACTAATTCCTGTATTCACAATTTCTGCATCTAAAGAATCAGCAATTCGACCCATCCAATTATCTTTAAGAGAATGAGCAACAAAACTATCTCCGAAAAAACCTATCTTATTTTTGGCACCTGAATGTCCGCTATACATACACACCTTTCTTGATTACAAATAACACTAGTTGTTGGAAAATTAAAATCTTCATCATATTTTTTACCTGTAAAACCTTCAGATAAAACTCTACAACCTGCTCCTAAATACATTCGTTTATCAAAGTTAATATAAATTCTGTTTATACCAGCATTACAATTATAACCTCGCCAATCAACAATATCATTTGCTACTGCCCAATATGGGTCAAAGTCATATGTTTGATCATCATCTACCATATACATATCTCTATTAAATCTAGTATCTACTTTTTCATTAACTCTTTCTTGAGCTCTAATTGTACTTTTAAATATCTGTTTTTGTTCTTCTGTATAAGGATATAAGTCTCTTTCACTTGCAGTATCGGTTTCCCAAACTTGATGTAATGGTTTAGCTTGGATTCCCCATTCTGTTCTTTTGCTATTTTTTAACACATCTATTATATCCATACATTTAGACCATTCATCGGGTTTCATCATTATATGACAAATACTATCTACTTTATTTTCTATTAAAAAGTCACATACGTCTCTGATATGTTCTGGTTTTGTAAATTCTGGATGAATACTAAAATGTACTGCAAAAAAGTTTTTACAATTATCTTTCCACCAATCCATTTTTCTACTACCATTTGTTATAGGTATTATTAAATTATTTTCTTGTTGATTAATATATTCACATAGTTTTGCAAAGTCTTTATAAAGAGTAGGTTCACCTCCCCCAAACTTCCAAATAAAATGCGTAATACCCATATCAGTATAATGATTATGTAATTTGTCTATAAATTTTTTACTTTTTTCTAAATTAATCCAAGGAAAAGAATTATCATGTAATATAGGTAAACAATATGAACAATTATAATTGCAAGTATTACCTAAAGTCCATTCTATTTGTAGAACATTTAATAATTGAGGAAATTTATATGTTATTTTGTTTATTGTCATTTTTTATTTTTGTTAAATTTATATCCGCGGCACACGTACACCATTCTCTTGTACACACAATAGGATCTTTTGGAATTTCAAACGTACCATTATAAATGTTACCTATACTTCCTCCTACTCTACAAGTTGCTCTATGTACATCACCATCCCAATTAATCATTAAACTTTCTAAACCTGCATTACAAAGCCATCCTTTAAATTTATTAGTTTTCAAAATTAACATATCATTTACATTACAAGTTTTGGATTTGTCTACCAAAGTATTATGTGGTGGATTATGATTTTGGATTTTCAAAAACTTTATTTCTTCTTCACTATACCGATTCATGTCTTCAAAATCATCATGCTTTTTGGTCCACCGAATTGGACGCAAACTAAACTTTATATTACCATTTAAAAGGCGTCTACAAGCGTCTTGCACGTCATTTAACGAGCCTGGAAGCATCATTACGTGTACAAGAGCATTCTTATTAACTGAGCTGTTAACTGCCCTTATTATTGTTTCTACAACTTTATTCCAGTCATATTCAAAGTGTAAACTAAACACAATATGGTTAAGATATTTGTCCAAAAGATTTTGATAATACTCGGCTGTTCTGGTACCGTTGGTAGTTACATTTAACCAAGAAACTTTTGGTTTTGCATATTCTAATAGCTCTGTAAATTTTGGATGCACACAAGGTTCACCTCCTGTAAAACTTATTCTAGGTTTATTCATTTTAGAAATAACATCTACAGTATTTTTAAGTATTTCAATATCAGTATGTTCACTAAAATTGTCATGAATTTCTGCAGGACAATAACTGCAATCATAGTTACATCTTTTACCTATGTTCCATTCTATTTTAGTACTTTGTCGTACATCTTCATATAAATGTTCTACTCTATACATATGGAGCAAACTCCGGAATAATTTTTTCAAAAGGACCTTGGTTTCTTGTTTTATCTAATCTATGATTAAAATCTACACAATCTTTCCAATACTGATTTAAATCTCTTGCTTTAAGAAAATTAATATTATCCTGAATTTGTTGTAATGTAATTTTTTCCAATATTGGATGTTCTTTAACTAACCTATATTCTTTAATTTTGTCCTTCATTAATTCTAATTTTGCTATAACTTTATCTTTTAATTCTTTAGGTAATACTTGGGCACTTAAGGCTCTAGGATATTGTACCCTATGACTATAAAATACAATTTCTAATTTGTTTAAAAAGTAATCAATTACTTTATCTATCTGCATTATATTATTAGATTGTACTGTAAATGCTCCTACAATTCTACTTACTGTAGGTATATTTTTCATTATTCTAACATTATCTACAACATCTTGAAACTTTCCATTGGATCTAACGTATTCATATACTTCATCTATACCATCAATACTAACATTGACAGCTACGCTTTTAAATTTAGGCCAATAGTCTTTAATCCATCTTCCCTTTATTCCTAACACTGTACCATTAGTTGCATATTTTATTTCTATATTTTTACCATTCTCGCTAAGAAGGTCTAAAATTTTATAATGCATAGGATCCATTAATGGTTCTCCACCTGCAAATTCTACTCTTTTAAAATGAGGTAATAGTTTTCTTAAGCTATCCCACCATTCTTTTTTATCGTCAAACAATCCAACATATGGTGCTTTTGTAAGTCCTAAATCTTCTACTGCTTTAACAAGGTAATTGTCTTCCTTTTTATAATGTTCTACAATACTATTCCAATCTTTCCATTGTGTACTATCTAAAGGGTTACACATACGACATTTTAAATTACATAAATTATTAATTTTAATTTCCATTGTAGGAAGTTCAAAAGGCATTGTCATATCTGTAGTAAGGCTTTTAAGTGCATCAGGATATAAATTAACTCTTGATTCTGGTATATTATTTGCAATATGTCTTTGTCTTAAACTTTGTACTCCTTGATCTTCTAAATCAAAGCACGGTTTACATACGTCAGGACGTTCATCGCTTAATACTTGACGTCTAACTTCACGCATTTTTTCACCATTCCACGCTTCTTCTAAAGTTTCATTTTTAATATTACCAATAGGAAGACTTCTGCAACATACTTTAATTGCGCCATCTTCTCTAGTAGCAAGACCTGTAAAAGGGTGCATACAAAACGTACAACTTTTATTTTTCATCTAAATTTTTCCAATCTTCACCAAATCTCCATAACGGTGCTTTTAAATCTTCAAGATCCATTTCATCAAATTTTTCTACCGGTCCTGTATGTCGTTTGTATTCTGACAAACCATCCCAAGCATGAACAGAAACTACTAATTGTATTTTAGGACTTTTCTCTTTTAATATACGCAATAATTTGTTTTCCTTTTCTAATCTTTGTTTAGCAGTAATAAAAGCTACTGTAGGTTCGTATGCAAAAATATTACTAATATTAAAAATTGTATTTTCATCATTATTAATATCTATATTGAATTCATTTAATAAATCACATTGAATAAATTTCGTTTTTATATCATCTTTTAAATGCCACAGTTTAGCAACTTTACTAAACCTAGTAACAATTTCTTGTTTACTTTGAAACCAGTCGGGTGCTTTATCTTTTATAAGACCTTTTAAGAATTTATGATAATCATGTCCATTAAATTTATTAATTGTTTCTTTCATATACCATAATGCATTAGGATTATAATCATAAAATATAACTTCTGTATTTTCATCATGTCCATATTTGTCTAAATATAACAACCAATTAAATCCACTAGCAGGAACAATTAATTGCGAAATAGGTCCTTTTATATTAACATCTTGTAATTTTTCTGTATTAGTAGGATAATAAAGTCTGTTCGCGGCAAAATTATATTTTTGATATATTCTTTGACTATTTTCTTGAAAGTCTGAATCATATTCAGCATAATAACATTTTTTACTATCTCTTACTTTTTGATCAAATATTACTATATCCTCATCATTATCTAAAGCAACATTAAGTATATTCCAACCATGCCATTTATCTTTATACTCTATCATTTCATTACCAGGTTTAATCCAAAGTGGTGTATGATTATCATGATAATTTTCTTCACTTCTAATAGGTACTGCTTTTAAGTGTTTTTCGTTTTCTACTTCTGCACCTATATCTGGATAATCATATTCTACCCATTTTTTTAAGTTAATAACATAACATTGTTCGTGAAGTTCATAATATCCTTCTTTTCTATCTAATATATGTCCTGCTATAAAGAAATCTGTTTTAACTAATTCTTCTAAATATGTAAAAAATTTATCCCCTTCAAATTCTGTATCTACTGTATAAACTACTGCGTGAGTATAATCTTTTTCACATTGTTTTAGACCATTTTCTTCTGTTATTGCAGTTAATAAATCATAACCACTACTAGTAATATTTTGCACTTGATAATCTGCAATATTTTTAATTAATTCTTTAGTCCAAGTTCTTTGGATCTTATACATTGTGTCCATACAAATAAACACAATTTTAGATTTCTCTTTTGTTAATGCTTCAAATTTGTACGCCATACTTGTCCCAACTCCTTGTTATTAAATCTGTAAATTCTTTTCTTTTGTTTCCTACGTGTACTTGAGCAATCATATGAATTCTATCTATCATAGAATTATTAGTAACCATATGATTTTTTAAAATATTAACCATATAAAGTCTTTTATCTTTAAACGGAACGTGTCCATGATCTTCTATATGCATAACGCATTCTTCTGGATGTTGAACAGCTACATTAATTGGTATAAGATGATTCATTAAATCTTTAGGTATTACAGTTCCTGGATGATCATTATGAATAGATACTGTACCTCCAGGACGCAATTTCATAAATCTTATTCTAGAATATCTTTCCGCAGGAAACTCCTCCCAAAATTTTGTAGTTACAGGACATAATTTTTTTAATTTTGTCCATTTATAAGGAGCATTTAGTTCATCTTTATAACCATATTCTTTTGCTACCAATGTTTTATCTATATCTAAACCATGTAAACAACAACTTTCCCAACCTTTATGTTTTTCTCCTTCTCTGTGTTCTACATAATAAGGTTCTACATTAACTAATTCTTTTTCTATTTCAGGAAAATCTATATCTAATCGTAACCATCCTAATTTACGAGTAATAAATTTATTAATAACTTCTTGTGTTACTTGTTCAGACATTTTTATTTCCTATCACCATATATCTTTCATATTTAGGTAACTCTAATGTACCTGAATACAAAATATTAGTTAATCCACATTTCTTTTTAAAATCTTCTTCTGAAGATACACAACTAATATGTTCGTTATGTTCTTTAAAATTATTACTTTGTAAAATTATTAATCTATCTTTAGGAATTTTATCCAACCATTTATAATAATCATCCCAAGCCATATGTTCACACACTGTATTAATAATCATATCATAGTCATTATAGTTTTTAAAATCTAACATATTACAAGTCTCTGCTTTAAACTTTCCATTAATTTCATAATGTTTGTTCATATTGAGTGCAATTGGTTTACATCCAGGATCAATGTCTATACTTCTAACATTATTGACTTTAATATTACTATTAAATAATAATGTAGCCATTACTCCATACCAACCTCCACATACAAGAACATTTGCATTAACAGGTCTAATTATTTCGTTAAGTTGTTCTATTAACCAAACTTTACTAGATATTTGTCCTTTCCAAAAACTTTCTAACGTTTTATATTTGTCATCAGAACCTCGGATAGCATCCATCCAATACAGCACATCTTTAATATTGAGTTTCAAATTGTTCTCCTAATCTATCAAATTTTCCACATTGTTTTGAACATTCCATTAAAGGTTTATCTGCCCAAGTATCTTCAATTTTTCTAAAAAATTGCGAATCAAAAATTTCTTTTAAAGATTTATTATGCAAATTAGTAAATTCTCCTATTTGATCCATGTAATCTACTCTTGAATCTTGTGTAGGTAATGTCCATTGCAAATCTAACCAGCAACAAGGACTAACAGTACCATCTGCTGAAATATATATTTGACTATATTTTTTAGCTTTACAATCTATGATACAAGAAGTTATTTTTGCTTCTTTCATTTTATCTATCATTTCAAAACTTTTTTTACTTGGTTCTAATATGTGCGTTGTCCTTCCCATTTCATCTATAGCATGAAATTTATCACTTTTAAATCTCGATGTGTGTTTATAACTGAAAGATTTAAAACCTAATTCCCTACTCATTGCTTGGCATTCTTCTACTTGATGTTCGTTATGTTTAAAAACCAACATATGCCATTTTGCAAAGCCGCCTGCTTTAATAAATGTTTTTGCATTTGTAATTATTTTTTCCCAATCAGTAGAAACACGATACAGATGATGAGTGTCTGCCAATCCATCTATACCAAAAGTTGTTTTTACTTTTTCTTTAGCCAATCCTTGCCACCAATTTGTATCTCTAGCACTACCGTTTGTATGCATAGCTAATCTAATTTTTGGATTAACACTTCTAATATACTGATAAATTTCTAATGTGTCTTGTGCAATTATAGGATCTCCTAAATTACCACACATGAATAAACTATCTAGTTGAATTAAAAATTCTGTAGGAAACCATTTTTTAAATGTATCTAAATTAATTTCTACAAGATGTATTAATGGATTTAAAGGACCCCCACCTATTCTTCTAGGACACATAGGACATCTAGCTTGACATTTGCTAGTAATTTCTAAATGCACATCTTTTATTTCTGAATAATTATACATTTTCTTCCTTTGGTAGTAAATCGTCAAATTCTTGTTGAGTAATCATTTCTAATTCTACTGCGTCAGCACCTTCTTTATAATGTTGATCAACTTCTTTTAATATCATTTTATATGGTAGGCTATAATGCCACACTACTTCTTTTTTACCTTTTGTTACTATACATTTATAATTGTCTAGTTTCATTTAAATTTTTTCCTTTGGTATTTTTGAATCTGCTGAACTTACACACGTTGGTGTTATACAAACTTTAGGTTTATTAAACAATTTAAATCCACCTTCAATAGTTCCTAATGGTTCATCATGACAACTATAACCTCTTTTAACTTCTCCGCCCGGTTCTCTAATTATACAACTTTGATAACCAGAACGACAACTCCATCCTTTAAATTTATTAAATCCAAATGCATTAAGTCTTTCTGCTTGATCTAATTCATATTGTTTTCCTAAATTATCAAACAATATTAATTGTTTTGCTTCATGATCCATTTCATTTTGCAATATATTAATTTGTTCTTCTGTATATCCGTCTACAATAAAACTTGCTGTAGTATCACTTTGAGGTTTAAGAGTAACGTGTAACCCTTTATCTCTAAATCTTTTACATCTATCAAAATATTCATCCCATCTATCGGGCACCATAACTTGATTAATTGTTATTAGCACACCTCGTTCTTGTAAAAATTTTAATTTATTTCCAAAGTCTTCTTCGTTAGAAAATTCTGCATGATAACTTGCTGTAATACCTCTACGATCTAAAGGGTAAGTTGCATCTAACCAACGACCCCACCATTTAAGACCAGGACTACAATTACTAGTCATATGACAACTAAGGTATTCACTAGTAGGATCTGCATAATACTCTAATAATTGAATTAAACCTTTATATGTTGTTGGTTCGCCACCACTAAAACTAAAATGAAATTTACTAAATCCATTTTCTCCTGCTTGTTTTTTAATTTCTTTCATAGTATTTTGATATTGTTCTAATGGTCTATGATCTAAAACTTTACTTTTAGCATAAGGCCAACAATAGCTACAATCATAATTGCAAAATCTTCCAAGAATCCAGCTAACAGAAAACACGTTTTGTTCTAACATAGTTCTTTGTCCAAATTTAACTATATCATTAAATGGTATTGTCATAATGTTCCTTTAGCCATTCAAAATTATTAATTAATTTTAATTTTTCTTGATTACCTTTATTAGCAGAACCATATTCTTTTCCTGCTATTGCTCCTTTAATTGCATATTCGCCATAAAGTTTATCTTTACCTACAGTGCACCATACATTTAATCTACTATCTGTTTCTTTATCATCCCCTCTATCAATAACTTTGCTACTTAATTTTACACACTCTCTAAATGCTGATTTCCAAGTATTAAATTCATTTGTATTGAAAATACTAACATTAGATACTTGTTCCATTGCTCTAAATCTATTACTAATACTAGTTGTCATATCAGTTGTGTTTTCATCTAATTCTAAAGTTAGTCTACGAGGCAAAAGTTTTACTCCACCATATCCATATTCTAAATTATTAACTGGATTCTTACTTCTCCAAACGTGTACAACATTTTCATTTCTTTTTTCAGGCATAAAACCAAAATCAAAATCATCTAATACTTTAGCATCACCATCAACTACCCAAAACATTTTTGTTAAACATTTACTTGCGGCTACTTTATGTGCTTGATGTATACCTTTAACACCATCTACTCTTTGAACTATAGGAAACTTATCATATAATTTGTTAAAGTGCTTATCAGCATTAACTTCTTTATAACTTATAAAAACAATATCATACATTATAGTTTCCTTTTTTTAAAAATTCTTGGACTATTCATATAAACAGATTTAAAAAACTTACTTTGTTCTGTTGACAAAGGTAATACAGGTAAATCTATTTCTTCTCTATTTCTAATTTCGTGTCCTAATTTTATTATTTCTGCCATTAATTCTGCTTCATTTAAATTAGAATGTTTAGGATTCTTTGCAACTAAACGATCTGTACTTGCCATTTTATTTGGTTGCCATTCAGATAAAAGATATTCAAAATCTCTTACTTGATTTATATCCCAATCAGTACAAACAACTTTATGACAGCCCATTCTTGCTCCGTATATTGACCATAATCCATTTTCTACATCTGCACCTACAGACATCCACACTAACAATCTATGATAATTTTGCCACCATAACTCTTTTAATCTTGGAGCTCTAGCATTTCTGTCAATACTCATCTTTACTCCTTCTCTAAAACCCGATCTCCAGGCTTGTAAAGGACTAGCATTAATATAACTTGTAGAATAATTTTCATTAAACTGATAATAGTTTGGAAAATGACAAAACTCTACTGAATTTTTATCTTTACCATCATGGTTTTCATGAGTTTTCATATTTTTAACAAAGTCTTTTGTCCATAATTTTAAACTACCATTGCCATATTTTAATCCATTTAAGTCAATGTTACCACACCAACTAAACATATACGTATTGTCAACGCCTAATGCTTTTAAATCTATTTCTACATCAAGGAAATCTTTATCTACAATAGTATCTCCGTCTATTGTAACAAATCTTTCTGCATCAGATACATCTGCACAGGCTTTATGAGCCGCATCTAATCCTTTTACACCATGTACTCTTTTAGCCCAAGGAAATTTTTTCTTTAAATCCGCATAATTTCTTTCAGCATTAGGCTCATCATAACTTAAAAATACTAAATCAGAATCTTGTATTTTAATTCTATCCATTTACTACCTCATAACTATAATCATAAAGTTTTCTACAATACAAAGAAGGAACATTGTTACTTTTATGTTCTATTGTAAGTGTTTTTTGTTTAATTAAACTGTTTAAATTGACCGGTAATATATAATCTAATATATTAGCATCATCTTTTTTAGTAACATAAAAATCTAAAACTATATCTTTTGACATATCTAAAGTATTTTCTATCTCTTGCCCCAAATTATCATTTATACCTATGCTCCATTGTTTATTTTTCATATCTAGTTTAAATGAAATTTTATCATTTATATTACTAGACTCTATTTTGTATACATTTCTATTCTCTATCTTTTTAGGAGACGCAATTTCGTACGCTATCCCATCCATATCAATTTTAGATTTAACGATATACTTTCCATCTTGTAAAATTATAACATATTGCGATAAATTTTTTACTCCATTAGCAATATCATGTCCTAAAGACTCTGGAACTTCTACAGAATTTCCTTTTTTAATGACACTACAATTAAGAACCTGTCCAGTATCTTTATTAAAATTAAAATACCATTTTTGTTCTTTTATATCAGGCGTAAATGTTAAATCAGGTCTTTGCATTTATTCTCCAACTTATCAAATAGTTCATTTGTTAAAAATCCAGGATCTACATAATGAAATATTCCGTTTTGTTTATAATTTCCTATTTTTAAATTACAGTCATCATCAAAATAAGAGTTTACATAAGACATCCAAGCATTAGGTTTGTATTTCCAATTTTGTATATTTGGTTTCATATGTGTAAATGTTAAAAAATTTACTTTAGAAGTTATATTATTAGCATTATTGATTAATTGACTTGCTATTGCTACCGATAAATCCATACTACACCATCTTTGTGTGTTCATAGGAGTATATCTTTTGTAATATATGTCATAATTTTTTATTATATGTTCTACTAAAGCAAAAAAATTAAAGTTATTTTTTGTTTTTTTAAAATAATGCATACCACAATATAAATTTGGTAAATTATTCTTTGTAAATGCTTTTCTATAAAAGTCTGATGATGCAATTTTATTTTTATATGTTTTTACTTGCGATGTAAAGTATAAATCAAAGTTATCTAAAAATTTCCACCAGTGATCCAGGTTTTCTAAGACCAACATATCAGCATCTAGTACTATTGTTTCATCATATGGTGATGCATTATAAATTTTACACCTATTTTCAACTTTCCAAATGCTTTCTTCCGCATAATCATCTCCTGGTATACCTATAATACTATTAAAATACTTTTTTAAATCATCAGGTACACTAATATTAGTCATCAAACATACATTTGCATTTTTATTATGTAATTTTATACTCATAGACAATGCAACTGCTTGTTTAAAGTAGTCTGTACTTTTATTCGACTGCACAAAAATAAGATACCCTTTATTTTTTATCATGTTGATCCTCCTTTATCCAACGATCATACATTATTGCACGTCCTAACGCCAACTTATTCATAATATGCAAATTCATACCATTAATTTTACACGGATAGTATTCTTTTGTATCAACTGACAACTTTAATTCCCAATCTCCATCAAAATGAATAACTTCATCTCTATCAGTTATGTAATACAACTTACTTGGTAGCTTCATGGGCCAGTTAGTTTCCTGAAAATCATTAAACATATGAATAGCAATACTAAAGGAATGATCATTTCTGTAATTCTGTCCTACTATTTGATATGTGAACCTATAAAATGACCAATTATCTTTAATGTGTTTAATTAATTCAAAGAACGTTTTCATTTTATCAGTCTTTTTAAAATAAAATACAGTAGCCCAATACATAGGAATACTAGGATCACTTACATCTATATCTAATAAATCCTCTCTATGTTGGTAATTGATATATTCTGCATCTTTATTAATTAAAAAGTCCGCATTTGATTGAAAACATTTTAATAGATGATCATTACCTACAATATAATCTGTATCCATAACAATAGTTTCATCGTATGGTGTTAAATCATAACAATCAGGTCTTGAAAAGTTATGCCATAAAGCATTATATTTGTTTGTTGAACCGTCTAGAAATGATTTTGTTTGGTTTGTATTAGTGTTTTTAATAGGAATGATTTTGTCAAACAAGGAAATACTATCAGGAGGTACTTTATTTGATGTTACCAGACTTACTGGTATGTTTAAATGTTTTTTAATTTGTTCACAACAAAAGATTGCCTGCGATACATAATCTATTAGGCTATTGTTATGAGCAAATAGTAATACACCTTTAGTCATCCTTTAATATTTCCCCTTTTGACTTTTCTAACTTATTGTATTCTACCCAATAAGAATTAAGATTCCTTTGATATAAGTCAGAAATGTCGTCAAAAAAGTCCTGAACGTTATCTATTTTAACAGGAATTTTGTAATCATCTAATATAATAACGTCTTTAATTTTGTTTAAATCTATTAATCCTTTACAATAGTTGATTAATGTTAAATCAACTGTAAATTGGTGACCTTTAAGGAAATGAATATTAGAATCCACAAACTTTTCTTTCAGTATTCTAGTTTGGTTATTGTGGACTTTTAATCTATCCGCAAGTCGCAAGGCTTTTTGTTGTATTTCTTCCATACGTTTTCTTTGCGATTATAACAGGATTTGTGAATTTAATCAAGTTGGATTTTGGTATTAAAGAGTGCTAGTTCCGTCAATTGCAAAAGCTGGAGCAGTACCAATTACGTCAGTTTGTGCCAAACCATAATCAATTGTAGCTGTAGCATCGACAACATTTTCGTCGATATTACCTGCGGCTTGGTCATCAAAAGTCATTGTAAACCAAATTTTATTAGTTCCATCTAATTTGGCTTCAATTTTAAAATCGTTTGCTGTATATGATCCACCTCCAGCATCTATTGCCGAAAATATATCTTGATAAGATGCTGTTAATTGATAATTTCCTAACGCAGTCGCTACTGTTCCTATCGGATTGCCTGAAGTTTGAGTTGTGCCATTAGCACCAAAACCTATAGTACCGCAACTTGACAACATAGTATTCCAATCATTGTCTTTTGCACTACCCGTATTCACACTTCCTGATATTCTTATTGTACCTCCTGAATTAAAAAAGTATCTTCTAGCATCTTCATCAGTAAATGTAACAGTAAAAACGTGTATAATTGTTCCATTCCAAGTCGTGCTTCTAACTTTACTAGCCGCCGAGGCGTTTACTGATATTTGATTTACGTGAGCTGTAAGTCTGTTTGTTGATATCGTTGTTGCAAGTGCTTCGTATTGATCCCAACCTTTATAATTTGTTTGATCGTCGTCTGTAACTAAATCTGTAGTAAGAACTTCTTGAAGTTGCCCTGCTGTTGGATTACCACCACTTTGATGTTTGTAACATTTTCTAATATCTTCGTAAATGTTATTGATATGACTTGCTTGGACTAGATTTCCTGTTGATACCGCAGAACTTGTTAAAGTTTGTCCGTAACCAGAATCGCCTGCTCCTGTTGATAAAACAGAAAACACGCTTTGTCTTAAATTATTGTATCTTTCAGCTGTAACTAGTGCCATTTATATTCCTTTGAATTATTTACACTTTTAAAACGCACTGGACTAGTTTTTCTGATGCCTCATGATTGGTTTCTAAAGCAATTCCTATTACATTACCAGGGGTTCCATGACCAATTCCTACGCCATTTTCGCCAGAATAGACTTTATCTCCTTTGGAGACAGCGCCTAAAACTCTAACAGGTACCTTACCAACAAAAGCAACAGCTTGTCCTGTGCCTTCACTATTCATTAAGTATGCTGGATTTTCGGAAATAACACCTATTGGACTTGAACCATCATCTGCTGTTACTTCTTTATCTCCTCCTACTCTCATAACTGTACCTACTGAATATTCTTCGTCAGTTTCATAAATTTCTGCCAAATCAGCATATTGAGCCTTTGTCGCTGTACCATCAAAAAGATTTGCAGTAATATTACCACTGACATCTCTTAATGCTGTTGTAGATGCACTTGCCGTAGTTGCTCCTGCATATGTTGAATTATTAAAATAAATTCCTGATGCCGAATCTGCATTTCCTTTAAAACTTGTTGCATGAACTTCAAACCATTTATCTGCCGCATCACCTAAATTTCTATTTCCAGTTCCTGGATTAATACCTGTAGTTGTTACTTCTGCAATTGTAGTAACTTGTCCAGTAACATTTACTTTTAAATCTATTTTTGATCCTACTTCGTTTGATATATTAGCTTCATTACCGTTTACAATTGATACTCTAAGGTCATTACTATCACCTACTGTAAAACCAGCATCTACAAAAGATGCAATTCCACTGAACGTTGTTGTTCCACTACCGGTAGATAGATATTCACTAGCAAGTTTTCCACCTAATCTTAAAGAATTAGATGCACTACCCCAGAAATAATGATCTGTTGAAGTAGTACCATTGGTAGCATTTTTAGTATCTACCATAGTAATTCCTTTTTTAATTGTATCAAAACCTGTAATTAAATTTGTTGGATCTGAAGTACCTATTGTGAATTCTGTTTGACTTATAGTGATTATTGTTTTATCGTTAACAACACCTTCTATAATTAAATGATTTGCGTTTAATGTATCTTTAACAGTTCTACTTTTGAACTGAGTAACAACTGATCCTACACCTTGTGGACCTACTAAAACAAATCCTGTTCCATTCCAGGCATATAATTGATCATTTCCAGTATCCCACCAAAAATCTCCAGTGGTTAAACCTGATGGAGCCGCCGCATTTACTTCTGCACCACCAGTTGTTCTAAATTTTGTACCATCATAAAACTTTAATTTACTATTTGCACTATCAAACCAAAGTTGTCCACTAACAGCTTTTGATGGTGAAGTCGCTCCTGAGAAGTTTTCCAACATATGTAAGAAGTTCTCATTTTGAATTTCACCGTATCCAGCGTAGTTTTTACCTATAAATTTGATGTCTGTAGTCTGATCTATAGTACCATCTGCTACAGTTGTAAGTAAAGTCCCGTCGTATTTGTTAACTAAATATGCCATTTTAAATATTTATCCTTTTTTACGTAGAGTGTGTAAGTGTTCTATCGTATTCCCATGCTCCTGTACCATTACCACTAGGGTCATTAACTATAAACTGTAATAAAGTCCTAGTTGGTGTAAATCCTATGTTTCCTGAAGCAGTTGAAAATGTAATATCTTCTACAACTTGTTTATTTGCGTTACCTACAACAGGTGTTCTTTCAATTGTTCCACTATTAGCATTATAATTACCACCTGCAAAGTTTAATCCTGTAGCACTACTATCTAAATTAATAGTTAATGAAACATAATTAGGTGATTCTGCAATAAATTCTGCCGCCTGTACAGTATAGTTACCATTAATATTTGCAACAGGACCCGCTCCAAACGTTGTTCCTGTAACTACAACTGCCTGCCCTGCCTCATAATAGTGAGAGACTGTCATAGTAAGTTTAGTTGTTTGTCCTAAACTATTATCATCTACTCCTGTTACAACTGCATTAATAGTTCTTTGTGCGGCTGTAACTGTTTGATCAACTGGTGAATAGTCTATTAATTTTACACCATCTACATTAATACCAGATACTGCTCCGCCTGATCCATAATCAACTGTACGAACTCTTGCTAATACTCCATGAGATTTAGATCCAATTGGAACGGCATTAGCCGCTGTAACATTTGTGTTTAAAGGTGGTTCACCGTTTGGTTGAGCATAAGTGGCCCAAGCATTAGGGTTACTCAATGCTGAATATCCTTTTGCAGGATATAAATCTTCTAATACTTTACATATCCAATTCCATAAAGTAGTTCCTGAACCTTGTCCTGAAATATCTAATTCTATTCCAACAGATACACTTCCGTCTACATATGCTTTAGTTACTGCATCGGATGGATCTGATGGTGCGCCAAGTCCTGTAATTCTTTGGCTATCCATAATTGTAATAGGTTGCGGACTTTTAAGTTGAATTTTATTTGATGCATTACTACTATCTGCTTCAATAGTCATTCCATCTATCATTATTTCATCTATTTGAAGTGCAGTTAACGTTCCTACATTTGTTAAAGATGAATTTACTACTTGTGATCCTAATGTAGTTTCAGATAATACAATATTTGTATTAACTTTAAATGTTTTTCCTACTGCTAAATCTATATTTTCTGAAGATGTCCAACTATCTGTACCGTCAGCCCAAACAAAACTTTTGTCACCTCCAGTGGATTTAAGAATTATTCCACCTTGGTCCGCCGCAGTATCATCTCCAAAAACTCCTGCATCATCTATTGCTAATTCAATATTTTTATCTTTAACTTGTAAATTAGTAACAGAAATATTAGTTTGTGTTCCGCTTACTGTTAGGTTTCCTGAAATGTTTACGTCACCACCTACGTCAAGTGTTTTAGTTGGCGTTGCTTGAAATATTCCTACATAGCTATTTGTGGCATCTACTTTAATTGCCGATGTTGCTGTAGGATTACGTACTTTTAAATTAAAATCTTGATTAGTTAATACGTTTTCTATAGTAAATGCGTTTGAATCAAATTTTAATTGAGTGTTATTGTTTAAACCAACAATAACTCCTGCATTATTTTGAACAGTTATTGAACCTGTAGTTGTATCGTTAGCATCTGCATACAAATATTGATCACCAGTTCTTGGTATGCCAGCCGCATTAGTTAAATTTTGTGCTTTAGAAACTACACCTCTATATATAAAAGAATCTTGTACAGCATTAAAGCCTTTGTATATTGCACCATTAGGATTAGTCGTTGCATTAACTAGTTCTGTTATTTGTTGAGTTGGTACTGGAGTAAAATCTACATTAGCCCAGGCACCTACAAGTGAACCTTGAATAGAAAACTTAATAACAGTTCTTGTTTGATTTTGTGTATCTAAAATTGATATTACTTCCCAACCCGATGTGCCTTGTGCAAGTGAATAATCTGGACCAACTAATTTAAGAGCTGTTCCATCAAAGAAATACATTTGTTGCTTAGAACTATCAATCCATAGATCACCTGCAACCATATTAGGTTGTGTAGTTGCAACAGTTGTTCCTCCACCGGATACAAAAGCTGTTCCATTATAAATTTTTAATTTATTTTCTGAAGAGTCATACCAAAGTTGACCTTTAATAGGATTTGCAGGAGCAGTTGTATTAGCAAAATTTTCTAATACTTTGATAAAGTTTTCATTTAATACTTCTCCAAAGCCAGTATAATTTCTGCCAATTAAAGTTAAGTCACTAGATGTAGTATCGATTTGACCATCGATTAGATCTACTAATAAACTTCCATCTGTTTTATTAAGTTTATATCCCATCCTAGACTCCTGTAAAAATTATATAGTTAATTGTTAAGTATGGATTCATAACACTAAACGATTGTCCTACTGTTCCATCTACTCCACCTGAATTAGGCATTGCTTGAGCTGTATTAGAACCTGTTGGTCCGTCATATACAATTACTGCTGGATCTGAAGGTGTTGCTGTTATATTTCTAATTCCATAAAATTGATCATTATTAGTTGATTTCATATCGTGTTGGTGATCTGGTAAATTATCAGAAATAAGTGTTTTTGTTTCAGTACCACTGTATCCTGCTAAATTATCTGCTGTCATATCAGTTACACGTCCAGCACTTGTACCACCCATGTTATCTGCACCTAATGGGAATCTTCCTCTTAAATCTGGAACTTTAAACAAACTAGCATTACTAGGTGTTCCAAATTGAGTTCCTATTACTGCATATAAAGATGCATATGTTGATCTAGATATTTCTTTACCATCACATAATACCCAACCTGTTGGAGCATTAGCTCCTCCATAAGACATAATAGATCCTACTGGTGGTGTTGCTACAGAAGATAAAAATTGATCTGCTGTAATTTTATAAACACCTGTTGATCCTGTAGTTCGATTAATTATAATTTCATCTGTTGATTGTGGTGTAGTTGTTAATGTTTTATCTGCAATAAAACTATTGCTTACTGTAGTATTAAAAGTTTTTGTAGTTCCACCTGTTTGACCATCAAAAGATAATGATGTTGCTGAAACATCTCCAGTCATTGCAAAAGTAGTTGCTGTAGATAATTTATTAGCCGAACCGGCAGTTCCGCTAACTGTACCACTAACGTTACCTGTAAAATTTCCTACAAAATTATTAGCATAAACATTTAAATATTGATTGTTAGTTGCTCCTAAACTATCTGTATTATTAGCAGTTGGTACAATAGAACCTGCTGTAACTCCTCCTGCAACATTAAGATCAGTACCTACGTAAAGACTTTTGGCAACACCCGCTCCTCCTTTAACAATTAAAGAACCTGTTCCTATTGACGTTGCATCTGTAGTACCATCTGCAAGTACATTAGCACTTGATTTAATATTACCTATTACATCTAATGCTTCTGTTGGAGCTAAATTATTAATTCCTACATTAGAAGAAGAATCTAATCTCATTATAGCAGTTGTTGTGCCTTGATTATTAACTCTAAAATCTATATGTGAACCTGATGTTTTATGTTCTACTATTCCTGCTTGTCCTTCAACTCCTACAGAAAACGTTCCGCTAGAGCCTACTTCAATTCCTGAATCATTTTTAACTTTAAGTTGGAAATTTGCAATATTAGTTGTATCCGCTCTTAAAAAATTACTTGCGGCAACTGATGTTGTACCTACTATAAGATTTTCTGCCTTCTCGGCAGTTCCATAAAATTTTCCTACACCTGCACCTGTAATATCTGCTGTACTTAAATTGAATCCTGGAAATATCATTGAAAATCCAGTAATAGTTGATTTAGGTGTAAATGAGTCTGTTGCTATAATGGCAATTGGTTTAGCATTAACTTCTAATTGTACAACTGTATGTGAAAGGTCATCAGTACCTGTAATAGTTAAAGGTTTTGCTCCTGTTGATAAACCTGAACTATAATCTGGACCTATTAAAATCCAACCTGTTCCTGTAAAAAGATATAATTGTTGATTGTCTGTATCAACCCAAAGATCGCCTGTAATACTTTCACTAGCCGCCGGTTGATTTAATGCTTTTTTTAAACCACCACTTGCTACCCAATTAGTTCCATCATAAACTTTTAATTGATTAGTTCCAACTGTAGTATCAAACCATAATTGACCTTCGATAGGTCTTACTGGAGCAGAACTTTTTGCAAAATTTTCTAATAAATGTAAAAAGTTTTCAGCTATTACAGTTCCATATGAAGTCGTGGATTTTCCCGGTAACGATATACTCGTTTCTTGATTGACCGTATTATCTTCTACAGTAATACTGCCTTTGCTTACGCTATCAGAAAAATTAACAGTATATGACATCTATTACCCCTCGTTAAATCCTGTCAAACTTTGTACTCTAACAGTATAATCTATTTGGATTAATCTGTTTAAACTTTTTTGGACAGGATGGAATATTACATGAGTAAGTAGATTTCCAGTACCACTAGGGGAGTAACTTACTAAACCTAATTCGTCAAATACGTATAATCCGTCTACATTACTAGAATTATCTACTGCATCTTGTCCACTTGGTTCACCATAATCTAACAAACAAGTAACTAATACATCTGTATAATTTGTTCCATTAACGTGTCTTGTTTCAAGTTTATTTCTTAATGGATCAAGATTTGATACTGATCTATCATCAACTATTTTAGTAAATGTTTGATTATATAGACTAGCATTAGTTCCTGTTGAATTAGGCGTTAGATATGTAATAATACCAGTTGGATCGATGGACGTTCCACCATTACCAAATACCATAGAATTTATAAATCCTTGTCCAGCATTAGCAAGACTATCTGCTAAGGCTTGACTCATATTTTCATAGTGTATGGCGTTTCTTTTACTAACAAATACATGGCCCGATTCCGGATCATGGATCTTAATATGTCCTTGAAGTAGTACGCCGCTGTTTTCTTTAATATTGTTCATTTACGCTCCAGTTCTTATGTGTATTTATTGCGGCAAAGCCAGTTCCTTTTGTCGCAAGAATCTAGCAATATCATTGTCTGATTGACTTAATGGTTTAATGCCAGATTGCCATTTTTTACCTTGTTTTCTTATAGTTATTATTTTTGTGCCAGCTATAGGTGTTGTTGCAAGTGTTACAACTGGGCTTATACCATCTACAGTAAATTCTGCAGGGGAAGTAACATCTGCTTCAGGACTATCTTGACCTTGTGTTGGGTCATATATAGAAATATCATTCTTTCTCATCCTTTTACCACCTACAAATAGTTCAAATTCGTTAGCAGATTTAGGAGTAAATCCAATAGTAATTGCATTAGTACTACCATCTGCTGTATATTGTTCAGTTAAAAATTCATCTTTATAAGGTACAGTTTGAAATTGTCCTTGATCTAATACTTCTTCACCTACAACATGAATATTTTTTACTCCTGTTCCATACGTTCCTCGTCTAAGTTGTGAAAGTTTATTGCCTACTTTAACAAAATATTCTAATCTTTCACCATCAATAAACAATACTCCAGGAAGATTATTTGCTATACTAGGTTCTGTTATACCAGTTGCATCTGTTAATTCTAAATCTTGATCTGACCATTTAAGCGAAGTTGCTAATTGATATTTGTTAGTATTACCTAAACGTTTGTAATGAGTTTTATTCATCATATCTTTAAATTGTCTATAACCAAATTTAGATACAAATTTAGGTGCTGTAAAGTGTATAATATCTATAACATCATTTGTAGCCAATGATCTGTTTATTTTTACAAACATCTGATCATTTGTAACTTTGTAATCTACACTAGGAGCTAACAATTCTCCATTAAGAGTTACCCAAACATATTGAGCATCTTCGGCTAATTGTCTTAATTTAATACGTCCATTAGTTAATTGTTTGTACATATAATAATCATCTGTACCAACAGTTACAGTTAATCTTGCAACGACATCATAATTAATTCTTTCTATTTTTGCTACGTCATGATTACTAAATTGGTAAACTGAAATAGTTAATCCTTGAGCTGGTGCAGTACTAAATGTAATCATACCTGTTGTTTCATTTAAAGTATATTCACCATTGTTCATTGCAAACACTCTTAAAGTATCGCCTGGAACACCTACTCCTGTTATAAGTGTTATACTAGTAGTTCCTGAATTCCAAGTATATTGTTGTCCTTGTACTAATTCTACTCCATTTAAAAATGCTCTTACATCTGCAGGAAGTATTGATCCTGGAACTTCTTGCCAAGTTTCAAATTCATATTCTCTATTATTATCTAATGTAAATGTTTTAGTAAATCCTGCATTTAAAATTTCACTACCAACTCTAACAACTGTATTAAATGATAAAGGTTTTTGATTAAATGGTGTTTGACTTAATTGGAATGAAGCCGTACTTCCATCACCTGTAAAATTATCTTCAGTAACTTCACTAAATGTTTGACTAGCACTTGCGTATACAACTATATTAACAACTGAATCTGCCGGAGGGGCATCTGTAAATCTTACAACAACTTTATCTTGTACAGCATAAGAACTGTCTGATTTTAAAATAGTGTATGGAACAGATAAACCATTTACTCTTACAAACGTGTTTATACTATTATCAATCCATGTTGCTCTTGTTACATAATCTAAAGTACTTCCATCTCCTGTAAATGTATCAAAGTCTAAAACTTTTTCTCCATTATTACTCATAGTTACAAAATTAATTTTAGAATTTAATATAGGAGCACTATTAAATTTCAATAATTTATTTGGATAGTCTACAACGTAAGTATTAGATTCTTGTAAAACATTACCTACTGAAACAAATACGGCATCTGAACTTTGTGGATATTCACTAAATGGATAATTTGTAGTAACACCGTCTCCTATATGATTGTAACTACTAATTCTACTTCCTGATTCTCCACCTTTGTCAAATACTTGAATGTCTAAAGTATCAAGTACTTGTCCTGGTACAAATTCTTCTGGACCTTTTGAAGTTGTAGGAGATACAAAATCATCTCCTTCTACTATAATGTCTTCTGCTTTTAATCCTGTTGCAGATGAATAAGCTAAATCACCACCTGCCAATAAAGTATCATAAGTTTCTGGATCTGGTAAGAAACTACCATCACTAGTAGATTTTCTAACTACAATTACATCACCAGCTACTGTTGGTACAGTATCAAATGTAATAGTCATTGTTGAACCATCACCTGTAACACTTTGCATCATTGCATTTTTATTTGTTACAGTATTTCCTGTTCCATAGTTAGGATCATCTATTCTTATTGCATTTTTATAAATGTTATAAACTGTTCCATCTTCTAGTACTTTACTTAATGTAAGTGAATTAGTACTACCATCCATTTTTAAAATTTCATCTTCAAAAGTTGCATCATAGGTATCCCAAGAACCTGCCATATATGAATCTGTATCCCAACCAGATGCAGTATCAAATCCTAAACTTCTTACTTCAACTCCACCATAATCTATTCCATCTAAAATCTGAGCTAATTCTTTACCTGGCATTCCTGATGTAGGTGTATAGAAAAGATTAATTCTATCTTGTGCTTGTAATTTAGATGCGTCTATCATGTACTCTATTTTAATAGCATGAAGATTAGCAGGTGGTGAAATAAATTTAATATGTCCTATATATCTATTATAATCTTTAGTTGTATCTAATTTATTAGTATAAGTGTATTCGCTTGATAAACTTTCAATACTATTAACAGTTACTTTGATTGTATTTCTTCTTAAATCTAACGGCCATTTTAAATAATAATCTAATACAGAATTATTTCCTGCAAACGTTTCTGTTCTTGCTAATGATGTTATTAAATATGTTCCTGATGTTCTGTCAAACTTAACAGTAAGATGAGTTGCTTTAACTAAAGACTTACCTAACACAGCACTAACTTTAGCAACTATTCCTGTAGTTACATCTTTAATTCCTCCTTGTAAAGTTACCGTAGGTGCTGTTAAATATCCTGATCCTTCTTTAAGAATTATAACTGAAGTTACTTTGCCTCCACTAATATATGCTTGAGCTGTAGCACCAGAACCTCCTCCGCCAGTTATTGAAACTATTGGTGGAGTAATATAACCACTACCTTTTTCTCCTATATTAAATGATACAATCTTAAATCCTACATTTTCTAACCAATGTTTATCAGGATAACTTGTAATTGTATCTATTCCAGTTAAAGCAGTCCCTACAAGTTTTGCTGAACTAGGTGTTATTTGATTATCATCATCATATCTAGCTGGTAAGTCAAAATCAGTTATAACTGAACTTGATGGTATTACTTTTTCGTAAGAACTTACATATTCTCTAATATTAGTTTTGTATGGTTTAACTTCTTTAATATAATCTTCGAAGTTAGAAAGATTATCATTTTTATAAGTTGCTTTTTGTTTAAGATCACCTGCATTATGTTTTACTTTGATGAAACTTGTTTTAAATGCCCAATCTGTTAATTTATTTTCGCTTAATGCATATCTTAAACTAGCAAAGAAAAGTTCGTTATAATATATTTCTAAATCATTAATAAAAATTTTATCTCTTAAAGCTTCTAATATTATTCTTGTTTCTTGAACAGGCTGTCTATCATATAATACAGTATCATAACTAGTTGATGCATAACCTACAGTATTAGAACCAAAATCATATAAAGTATTTTTAAATGCAATTGTTCCATTTTCTCTACCAATAGTTTTATAATTTACAGTATAATCTACATTAAGTTGATTATCTATTTTTTCTAATAATAGCCAACCACCTGTGCCTACATTTTCTATTTTTACAATATCTCCTATTTCATCACTTAAAGAATCTAACAAATATGATTGACTAACAGTATAATCTATTGATGTAAATTGATTATATCCTATGTCATACCAATCAATATATGACCAATAAAGATCAGTATTATATTTTTGTGAAGCTGTTCTACTCCAAGTACTTAAACTTGTATCATAACCATATATTGCCCATTTACCACCAAGCTCTGCATCACTTTTTACAAGTACACTGTAAGGTCTAACAACAACTTTTGTATTTGATGTATATCCTTCTCCATTAACTTTTACAATTGCAGTATCAACTTGTCCTAAAGCATCAATTGTTAATTCTATTACAGCACCACTTCCGCTGTCTCCTGAAATTTCAAATGTAGGTACAGTTGTATAACCTTTACCTTTACTTAAAATAGTTACATCAGTAATTTTACCATTTACAATTGTTGGTAATAGTTCTGCTTTCTTAATTGTATTTGTTCCTACAAAAGCTAAATCTCCTACTACGTCTACAGTTTTATCAAAAAGTTTAGTATTTGTTGTAGGCTGTGTTTCTGCTTTAGATAAGTTAGTTAAGTCCACTTTATCTACAATTAAATTAAGTTTCAATACTGAATTAACTCTTTCTACTAATTGTTTTAATGCTTCTTGATGATTATCAAACCAACTTTGTCTAGGTTTATATAAAGTTCCATACTTTAATTTGTTACTTAAATTTGGATCAGGTACAGCATTTCCTTGTTCGTCATAACCTATTAAACTATTATGCCAAACTTTTTCTATTTCCGAAGAAGGTTTACTAGTAGACAATCCTTCAGTCATAACTTGATATTCATTATGGATATTAAGTTCTTTATTTTCTATTGTCCAATAACGAACATTAAGAATAGCATCTGAATTTGATAATAATGATTCACAATTAACTAACGCAAATTTATTTGAATCAAAGAACGTAATATATTTGTAACCTTGTCCTTTAGGATCATCTATAAGTTTAGAAACTGCTAACGAACTTAAACTTCTAAATTCTACATCTGGTGTAGTTTGTTTATTTTTAACCCAATAATAATATTTAGGTTTTGTAGTTTGAGCAATTTTGTCGTAAGTATTTCTAGTAACATATACAGTATCATCATATTTAGGTGTACCACTTATTCCTAAAGATAATCCTTCGTTACTAGATGCAAGTTCTGTCCATACACTAGGCTTATAAATTGTTTCTACCCATTCATATACATCTACAGATGAACCAATAAATTGTTTATTCCAATGATTATTATTGAATATAATATTGCCTTGATAAGGATAATAATATCTTACCGTGCTTAAATCCCACCAAAGTCTTCCTACTTGTTCTTCTGCCCAGTGATTATTTGTATCTACTGTTACTGCTGAAGTTCCTAAATTATAAATTGCTGGATCATAATGTGTTTTATAATATAATTCTTGTTCGGCTGTACCTGCAATTTTTCCTAATACAGGATCAATATAATCTAAATTAGCAACAACAGAATTATTTTTCTTGTTATAAATGAATACACTTTTAATTTTATCAACTTCTACATGGTCAGCACCTTCTACTGTTTGCATCCAACTTGATTTTCCTTTAGTTTTTCTAAAGTTAACAACTGTTCCTTTATTACTATTAGCCAATGTAAGTGTAGGTAAACCTATATAAACATGATTATCATTTATTAATGTATTACGTCCAAATTCTACAGTACCATCATTTGTGTATACAAATTTTTCAGCATATAATAAAGTATTACCTGATCTTTCAAATAAATGTACTGCACCACTATCTGACATTACTTTATAAAATGTTGTTGCTCCAGTATCAAATATTGTAGTTTCTGTATCAAATGCAGTGGTAACTGTTATATCTCCTTTAAGACTTGTAACTGCCAATGTATTTCCATCAAATCCTAATTGGTGTCCAAAGTTTTCTGAATTTTCACTATCAGGACTTCTTAAATTTTGATTCAATGAATAAACACCACTTGCTTGTAGATATGTATAAACTACTCCGGCATCAACAGCATTAGCAAAGTCTTTTAAAGGACTACCAATAGCTAACATACTTCCATCTTCTGAAATAGCTACGCTATTCGCAAAATTTATATTAGGAGATGAATCTTCAGGTGATGTAATTGTTTGTGAATATGTATAATGTCCTTCTTGTAATCTATATACAGCAACTTTTTGTGCATCAGTACTGTATAATAAATTAGTTACAAGAATTGTTCCTGTAGAATTAATATCAAATTGTCCACCAAACATTACTAAATTATTTTGGTTAAGAGTAGAATCTCCTTCTAATGTTATTCCTGAATCATTAGGAATATATCCTAAATAATCTGTACCTGCACTTTGTTTTTCCCAATAACTTGAATTCCATGCACCTGCAACAAGATTTGTTTTTGCTTTATATAATTCTGAATTATAAATTGTATATTCACCTGTAGCATATGAAAGAGCTGGATCAAATACGCCCATATACAACGGATTTGTTGAAAGTGCCCAATTTTTAGTAGTACTTCTTTTAACAAAATAAATTTTCCCAGGAGTAGCTGATGATAAATCTCCCGAAGCTCCTACATACGCAACAGTTTCATCTCCTACTTTTCTTATTTCTATTTTACTACCTACTTTTAAATTATCTTTAGTATCAGGTACTATAAATGTTCCTGCATGAGCAAATAAATTATTTGTTCCTATTTCATAAACTGAATATGCACCTTCATTAACATTACCGCTTTGTGTTCCTTCTCCAGCAGAAATATTATACACTTGAAGATAATCTTTATTAGTACTTCCAGGAATGTTAGCCGATCTAGCTACACCATCTAATGTTTGTTCATCATAAAACCAATATTCTTTATCAAAATGTCTTACTTCTATATCTGTATTAGTTGTAGAAATTAATGTTTTACCAGAATCAAATACAAAGTATGGCCCACTTTGACCATTAACATCTAATCTTGCGTCTCTTAAAGTTCCAATTTTTCTATCTGGAGTACCTATTAAATAAATGTCACTTGATTCACCTGCATCAAGTCCTTTTTTGAAAGCACCTGTGGCATCTTTTAAAAATAATTGTATTTTGTTAAAGTCGATTGTTTTAACAAAAGTAACTTCAGCAGTTTCCATTGTTGTTTGATCTCTAACAGTACTGCCTACTGTTGGTATATAAAAGTTACCTAAATTATCTGCTTCAGCATCTACAGTTATGTAACCATTCCAAATACCGCTTATTGTAAGTTCTTTGTTAATATCGCTAAAGTTTAACCCCATTACACCTGGATCAAACACTGTATTATTTGAATCTCTTATTGTGTTTAACCAACCATTAATAGTATTTCCGGCAACTTTAGTATTAAATGCAGTGCCTAATCTAAAAAAGAATCTTTGATCAGTAACTAAACCTTGGAACACTGGTTGTCCTGCAATACTATAAGTTTTGTAATAAGATAAAATTCCTATTTCAGATGTTCTTGGAACACCTGGTAAAACTGCATTTTGAGTTGCGGCTAAAACATTATAATATGATGATGCTGTTCTAGTAATTCCTTGTCTAATAATATCATGTATTACTAGATATGGATTTGTTTCTGAAATATATGGCCAATTATTAACTGTTGCACCTATGCTAATTTTCCACCAGCCACCTAAATAGTTTATATCTTCTTGGAATACACGCTGGTATGTTCCAACATTTATAGATCCTAATAATAAATCACCTGTAGCTGAAAAATTACCTTTAACATCTTTCAAATAAATTAAAGACTGAGTACCTACTTTGTTTACCCAAGCTACTGTACCATCTGCACTGTCAGTGGCAATAGCATCACCTACTGTTAAATCATTAAGAGTTTGATCTATGCTTAATATTTCATCTACTTTTTCTGTAATTGTTTGTTCACCTTGAAGTGCATTAGTAACATCAGCATTATAACCATTAAATGGTTCGTATGCTGTTCCTGATGGAGGAACAAAAGTATTCCATTTATTCCAAGCTAATTGTAATTTGTCTCCTATTTTAGTACCTTGGTATTGATCTAATGATGCTCTAATTAATAAATGATCTGTAGTAGCATTTGTAAAAATATAATTTCCTAAAATTATTTGTGTTAATGGTGTATAATTTCCTGTTACAGAATCATATGTTGATTCTTTAGCAAATACATGACTATCAAATGTTGTAAAATCTACTGAAGGATCTTCAGGTAATATAGGATTTACAACTTTCCACAATTGTTCTTTGTATTTTACAATATCTTCTATTGTATATGGAGTTCCTACAGCATAATTTCCTTTATAATAAGTTCTAACATTAGAGGCTTGTGGAGCACCTACTAAAATATATTTTCCATCTGGACTTATTGCAACGCTTGATCCAAATTTTGCACCAGCATCATATACATCTAATTTGTTTAATGCAGGATCTTGTGGAGGCGATTCTAGAACTTGAAATAAATTAAATGTTGAATTATCTCCTCCTCTTTTATAAACAAAAGCTCTACCATCTGAATCATTTGGTGCACCAACAACTAAAATGTTATTTGCATCATTACTAGCTAATACTTTACCAAATTCTGTATTTGCTATATTATTAGGATTAGAAATTTCTTGATGTGAATTATATACAAAACTATTATTCAATACGGACCATTTATTATTATCGTTTTTATCAACCCAGAATTTTTCATTATTCTGGAGACCTGTATCCATTATTTTTGAATTTACATCAGTAATACTTGCAATTCTAGATGTTTTAAATTGACTTACGTATCCTGTTGCAGGATCTACAGCAGAAACACCATCTTTTTTATCACAGGTAATAACATTTAATTCTACTTTATTTGCTTTTAAAATATGTGTTGCAGTTCCTACACGTATTGCAAAAATTTCTCCAACAGTTACATTTGCAGTATTTTGTGTAGTAACTAAAATTAAATCACCTGACTTTTCTATTTTACTTAATTTGGCTTGAGTATTAGAAAATTTAAATACTTCCCAATCATTTTTATAATTTCCTACCCATACATAATGTCCTTGTTTTAATACAGCTACATCTAAATTTAATATGTCATCATATTTTGCTACAATAAATTTAACATCACTAGGATCTACATATCCAGCAGTTGGCAAATACGGTATACTTTCATATTTTGTTGGGAAAGGTTTATGCGTATAATTTTCAGGTTTAAGATATACATCACTATCTTTTTGTCTAATAACTAAATCAGTAGCTAAAGGATCTATAGTATTTGTTAATTCAAAAGGTTGTGGATTAGATCTAAATTTGCTATCATCTAAAGTATACTCTACTTCATCAAATCCTTGACTTACACCATAATGTCCTTTTCTAATTGCCCACTCTTCATAAAAATCTATACTTTCTTTATCTGCAGATGTTAATGCATCAAATAGTTTAGTTAATACATTTTTAGTTCCTTTTTCTTGAATATATCCTTGATAAAATTTATATTGTGAAACATCATCATTAATAATATTTTGTAAAAATTGTCTTTTTTGATAACCTATTAAATGTTGAGCCATTCTTTGTTGGGTTGAATCAAAATTATCTGTATCCAAATCAAAAAAGTCTGCGAATTGATTAGTTTTATATTCAAAATTAGGAAATAAGTCTGCTACAGGTTTATTATCTAATCTATCCCAATCTTTATCAATAAACTTTGCACTGCCTTTTATCTTACTTTTAGCAGTATAATAAAATTCTTTATGTTTTACAATATCACTCATTACATAATCAGTATAAGGCGACCATTCGATTACATTAGCTTGATCATATATGAACCCTGGAACATTTAATCCACCAGTCCAGTTTGCTGTAATATATCCAAGAACTTTCAATCTATCTTGTCTATATCCAGACTCGACATCATAAATTATATCATTGAATATTGTTTTATTATCAATTAGTACTACGTGTTCTTTTTGTACTAATGGAATTTTTGCATAATAAATTCCATTGACAGTATTTTTTGTTATTATTTCATAATCATTATACTGTTTTACTACTCTTACAAATTCTTTATCAAGTTTAGTGCCATCTTCTTTAAATAATGTATAATCATAAAAATTATCAAATACATTATCTCCCACACAATAGTTTGTTTTTAATTTTAATTTATTAGCTAATGGACTTAAAGATATTACTGAGCCTTCCGCCCAACCCTGTGTTGTCCAATATAAAAATTCTTTAGCACTTAATTGCCAATTAGTAACTGCTCCTACATCTCTATTAAAATCATCAAATACAAATCCTAAAGACTCAAGATATTTTCCATAACCAAGAATAAAATCAAATACATCTTGAATTTCTCTGAATAAAGAACCATATGCAATTTCTGAAACAGTGCTTTCAAAATTAGTACGTAAGTATGCTGAACCTCCTCCTTCAATAGGTAATTCTTGTAATTTAATAAAATTTGATCCTTCAAATGTTGTACTAGATATATGTTGATCTTTTGTAGAATAATAATCATCACCATATTTGGCAATCATTCCTACATCATATCTTTTATTTTCTCCCCAATTAACATAAGAAGCACTCACACCCCCTATTCTAATAACAGCATCAGATTGTTTTTTAATAGGAGCAAAATATTTTAAAGTTGGAGAATTTTTATCATAACCTTTAATTGTAAATCCTGCCGCTAATTTTTCTATAATTATTCCACTATAAGTTACTACATCTATAGGGGAACTTGTATTAAGAATTATATCATAATTTTCCTCAGGAACAAATACGTTACTAGTGTTTAAAGGAGTTCTACTATCTAATAGTAATTTAAATTTGTCTTTTTTAGTATAACCACGAACTTTAAATGCTAATTGATTAATAATTTTTTTAACATTATCTCTATAATTAGAATAATTTGTTAATAAATCTGTTTCAACATATTCGTAAATATAATTTACAAACCCTGCTGTTAAAACTTTATTTTCATCGGCAATAGAATTTGGAAATTTAAGATCAGCTAGTTTAATTCTTGATCCTGTATCTTTATATACAAGTTGTTTTGCAGTATTTCTTATAACTCTTGATCTATCCCAACCTACTGTAATAGCATGACTAGGTTGATTTAATATCCAAGATGTCATAACAGCAAAAGGATAATCAGAACTTCTTCGCCATGCATTTTCTACTGGTGCGTGATCACCAAATTTAAATGGATCTCTAGTTAAATGAGCAACATATTCTTGTGAAAAATTACTATCGTGTGGACTTATTAAAAGGCCTAAAGAATTAACAGGTATATGTTTAAGTAAGTCAGGTCTTTTATAATTGTCTTTAATTACAACATTTTTATTAGGTTCTCGAATAGCACCATCTTGTAAATCTTGCCATAAAATTAAGTTGTCACTAGTATAAGGAGCCGATCCATAAACAGTATCAAACCAAGTTGGTTTTTCTGCAAAACCCAACATTTCCCAAGGATGGCTATGTGGTCTATCTGTATCATATGCTTGTTTATAAATTCCTCTCCACCAACCTAATAGTGGTTTACTATCATAACTAGACATAGATCCATAATTAAAAACAAGTGAATTACTACCATGGATTTCTTGATATGTATTTTCTGTATAGTCAATATTGCCTACAAAACTTAACCAATTAGAAAAGTCTACTAATAAACTCTTGTTAATAGCATCTAAAGAATAATCTGTTTTTCTATAATGTCCTGGAATAAAATCATGAAGACCAAATACTTCTTGATCATAAGCAACTTTAAGATTATTATAAATTCTTTTTTCTAATTCTAATAATATATCATCTCTATAATCATTGTAAGCTACTTCTATACTACCATCATGTCCTTGTATTACATTAATTGGAGTCAATGCCGTAGTATCATTATATAATGAAGGTATAGATTTAGGATATAAACCTAATTTAGTTGGAGTTGCAGGAATATATGAACCATTTGTTGTGTCATATTCTACAATAGCAAGTTTATCATTTTTCTGTAAAGTTGTTTTTATTTGAATAAAACCTTCACTATTAAACACATAATCAGTATCATGTAATAATTGTACATCATTTTTATAAACTAATACAGACTTATCACTTAATTCACTTAATGAAAATACATTTGTTAATGCGTAATATGGATTACCTGGATCTCCAACTGTAATTGATGTTTTTTTAGAACCACCTGAACCCGCCATGTCGGTAAAGTAAAAAGGCATACTTTTAGTTTTATCTTTATTAATTCTTCTAAGAACTTCATCCACCATATTAGCTGGTGTGCCATCCATTCCTAAATTTTTAGCTTGTTCTATAAATTGTCTTTTAAATTTACTATATTCATTTTGAGAATATCTTATTGCTTTAACTATATTATTCTCTTTGTTGCAAAGATGATATATAGCAAGATTTGTTAATCCTGAATGCTGTAAAAATTTTCTACCATATTTAGAAATAATACCTAAATCTCTTAAATTATTACTACCCGGTGAAACTCCAATAAATCCTGGAACTTCTTCCACAATTGAATTAACGTGATCTCCTACTTGTCCTAAAGTAAACGTAGATACTTTGTTGTTTAATGGATTAGATTCTAGATTTTTAGGAAATTCATAATGTCCATTTGCATTTTTCTTTGTAGCACTTCTAGTTTTTAAAATAACTATATCACCTGCTACTAAATCTTTTATAAATCTAATATATGCAATACCATTAATTCTATTAATAGTATAATCAATTGGATCTCTTTTAATTTTATGATTAACAAAAACTTTAATATTTAAATCATTTATATCGCCACTTCTTTCATATACATCTACTGCAAAATCATTTACTTGCGTAGACACATCATATTGTCTAATAACTCTTTGACTGCTTTTAACATCTGCAGTTTCCCAGCCAGATATAACTTTAAAAGTAGCTAAATCAGAATATTTTCTTAACAATCCCGAATTAGTATCAATTGTTGTTAATGTATCTGCTGTTTGATAAGAAAATGTTTCATTTATTAAATTAAAATTAAAAACAATGTCCCCCATATTAGTGACACTTTGATATGTTAAAGGAAATCCTAATTCTGTATCATTAGTTCCTGTTCCTTCTTTATAACTAAAAATTTTATTTCCAGGAAAATTTGTACTTGCATATGTTGTTGTATTTGCATAACTTACACCATTGCTATCAAATAAATCAAATAATGGAGATTGATTTACTTTAGTTTTTGTTTGTGTTATTTTCCATTTTGAACCATCATAATAATACATTTTACCAATGTTTTTTGTTCCATTTTTAATTAAAACAACATCATTAGTATTTGGTGTAGTATCTGTTGCTTCTTGAAGAGCAATTTGTTTTGTAGCAACACCATTCGAAGTTATTGTTATAATTTTTACAGTATAAATTTTATTATTAACAGTTAAATCTGTATCAGCAGTAAATAATACTCGCATACCATCTACAAGCAAAATTCCATCTACATAGTATCCTATAGAACCTTCAATAGTTGACATTACATCTGTTGTTGCTGTATCTATTAAGTCAATACTATCTTTAGCTTTAGTTCCGTATTCATGTAATTTTAATCCCGCTTCAAATTCTATAATAGGACGTTTAGCTCTTAAACTTTCATCAAATGAAGGAATTTCTTGATTAACTTTTGCACTTGATTCTATTACTGATTTATGAGTCCATCTATTATAACGTGACCAAGGATTTTTATCTAAAGATCCTTTATTAATTACAACATAGTCTTTTGCAATTGCATAAGTTGTAGCTGTTCCAAAACCTACTCTGTCAAATTTTTGTGTATCAAATGGAACGTCAAAAGTTTGAGAATAAATGCTTGAAATTTCTAAATCTTTTTCATTTATTAATTGAATAGCAGTACCTACACCCTCAACATACCAATCATCCGATGCATATTTTGTTGGAGTTACATTACCAGTAAAATGAACCTTCATTCCATTTGAAAGTTCTGTTCCATCAGTAAGAGTATAAGTTTTTTTACCTATAACATCTGTATCTACGTTTATGTAAGTATTTTCACTTATATTATGAATTCTTAATTCTCCAAATACATTAATGTCATTACTTGCACCATAATACAATAAATCTGGAGCTGATTCTGGAACTTGAAAAGCAACTAATCCTGATTCTACTTTTTGTGCTGAAACACCGTTAGTATAAAGATAGTCATCACTTAATGATCTAACAGTTTTAATTGTAAAAGGTAAACCAGCTGTAGATACATCAAAAATATAAGTTTGACCTCTATATAATTTTAAATTTGGATTTTGAGTTAACCCATCAGGTGTAAACAAATACGCATAGCTATCTACATTATTTTTAACTTCTACAGTATAGGTACTTGTAATATTTTGTTGTTGTCCGGCAATTGAAATAGTTAGAGGACCATAAGGCATCCAATAATATTCTCTAAAATTATAAAACTTATCCCAACAAATATGTGGAGCCCAAGCATAGAATTCTTGTTTATTAAGAATACTATGATCATCTGCATTACCACCTAATGCTTTAATTTGATTAATATAGTCAATATAATCTTTATGAAATACAGTTTGTTCTAAATCATCTTTAACTATTGTAGAAGGTTCTAATTTATAATTTTCCCTATCAGTTGAAACTTCAGGTACATAAACATCACTAGTAGTATGTGCTTTACTAGATTTTCTACCATAATAAGCAGTTAACTTTTCGACTGAACCAGGAGATAATAATTGATCTAAAGTACTATGAAGGAATTTTTCATTTACAGGTGTTCTAAAATATTTAGGCAAAAACTCAGACGTCTTACGTTGAGAGTTTGACTCATCTCCTGTAGGTAATGGAAATTCTTTTTGATCTTTATCGTATGCCATTAGTATCCACTTCCAGTGCTGGTCCCAGTTGTATTACTAGTCACTCCAGTACCGGTTGAGGATGTAGATGACACAACTTTGCCAGATGCTTTAATTTTAGCCGCTGTCACGGCATCTATGATTTCTATATTGTCTAAGGTTGCTCCACTAACAAAGATTTCATCATTTTCTGATTTTACTTCATAAAGACTACCAAAACTTTGTGTAGATTCATTAGGCACAATGATGAAAGTTGAAATATCTGGTGCTAATTCATTCATTACATATGTACTCAATTCTGAGAAATAAAATGTTTCTCCAAAATCCCAATTATCTAATGAAAAGAATTCTCCAATAGCTGTTAATACTCTACTTTTGATATCACTATCATTTGTAACTTCTTCTGCATTTTTAACAATTTTAAATGAAGCTTGTAAATCTGTTTCAGCTTGAGATCCAAATAAAATTTTATATTTTACAGTATGATATATAATTTCATCACTAATTGATTTTATAGAATTTAATTGTGTGCTATAGCTAGTATACAATGCATCACTACTAGGTGGTAAAGGTTTTGTAGTAATTGTTCCATTTAACCATTGTCTAAAGTTTGTATCAAATGTTTTAGTCACCATATACAAATCCATAATATTAGTTGAACTAGCATCTAATCGTGTATTACCATCTACAGTATGTACATATTGAAATTTAAGTTTGTCTCGACCTACATGAACTTTATAATTTGTTGTATCTGTAAGTGTATTATTAGTACCATTTACTATTTTAAATGCATTATCATCTATCAAATAAATTATGCTATCATCAGTATAGGTACTATAGGCGCCAATAGAACTATTATTTTGTTTTACAAAAATAAGTTCTGTAGTAGCATTAATATATCTCCATTCTTCTATATTATTAGAAGTATATTTCTTTTGGAAAATATATTTTGTAGAAGGATTTACAGAAGAAGCAACAATATCATCAAATGCAGTAGGGTTATCTACAATACCATCTTGATCTGAATCATAATGCGTTAATTCTATTTTTTTACTGTCTACATAGCCATCTGTATTTCTATATTCTTTTGTAATATCAAATGCAACTTCATTATTCATAGGTGTTATTACATCTGGAGCAGTGTTTATGCTTAATACAGAAATTCTGTCTTGTAATATTTTTCCTGATTTATAATCAAAATTTCTATCTGCACTATCATAAAAGAATCTAATTTCTTTATCACTTTCAAATACATAACGCATACCTCTTGACGTCATTGTATACGTTTCTCCATTGTTAGTAAATTTAAGAAGCCAACTTGCATCTAATTGTGCATTACTAGTATCTCCTGTTTTTCCTGTACTAAACGCACCAAAAAGATTTAAATTATTTTCATCTACAAGTTTCCATTTTCTAGTTGATAAGTCATATCTTAATCCAAAAGTTTTATACGCAAATATTTGATCAATAATTTGAGTTTTAACATCAGAACTTAGATACTTGTTAAATTTAGGAATAATTTGTGTTAATATTGCAGTACTTGGTATAACATCATTAAATTTAATTGCACCTGAACCATCTGCAAGATCGGTTGTACCATCTGTAGAAACACTAACTACTCCTGTCCATTTATAAGTAGATGCTCCTGCATGGTCAGACGCACCTGCCATTAATGTTCCATCGGACATAAAATGATATCCTGTAGGAGCTTCAAATTTACAAAGAGCACCAGCTTCAATATATTTTAATTGACTTGCTGTATATGTTCCTACTTGATATTTTGTTGAATTTGCGTCTTGTAAATTACCTGTACTTTGATTTGTAGCTTTAGTTACTTGAGTCCATACTGGGTTAATATCTGTTAATAAAATTTTTGGAAATTTATCAGTATAAAAATTATAAACTCTTTTAGTTGACAATCCTGGTTCTATTGTATTAATAATATTTCCTTCAATATCTGTTCTTGTAGTAAAAATAAATGTACCTAAATCATCTAATTCTTCTTTATAAATTATTCCATCATTACCATATAAATTAGTATTACTATATTTTCCAGTACTATCAATTAAATCAAAATATCTAGACACACCACTAGATACTCTGTTTACTGATTTAACTTTTAAAATTTCTTGATTAACTGCTAATGGAGAAATATTATAATCTTCTCCTGTAATCATTCTGTTTTGTGTATAATATGTAGAAGGTGCATTAGCACGAATACTTGAATTTTCTTCACTTGAAGTTGCATTATCTACAGTATATTTTAGAGCTAGTGTTAAAGTTAATACTTCACTTTTTCCATTTTCACTAACATAATCTATATCTATTTCAACATTTTGCATATCATCTGGAACTATTCTAAATGATCTATTATCACTTGTTCTATAATAAACTTTAAATGTTCCTTGAGGTAAATTTCCAAATGTTCCATCAGAAAATTGTAACGTTACTCTATCATCTGTTTTAGTTATTGCAGAATAAATGTTTTTAATTGATTTAATTGTACTATTGTAAACTACATTATTTCCTTCTGTTGCAGAAAGTTTTGTCCAAAGATTAGTTTCAATACCATTAGCATTTGTAGAATATAACCAAACATCTGTATCATTAATATTTGT